GTATCTGATACCTTCTACTAATCGAAGATCAGTGGGAGGTATCAAGTAGTATCTGATACCTTCTACTATAGTGATATATACCTGAAATAGTAAGCTACTGATGGATTCACTCTTGGGAGTAGTAGATACTTATTACTCATGCTGAGAGTGCATAAAAAAGTGAAACCGTACCCTACATATAGATCCATAGCATACCAGATAGGTATGCTATGGATGAGTTTATGTTATACGTCTAGATCGATAGGGATATCATTACCGGTGAAATATGTATCTAGATCCTCATATATCTCATCAGCATGCTTATCCGATATCAATACATTCTGGAGATCTATACCCATAGCGTTAGTATATGACTTCAATATATGAGTAGATCTGAGATCATCCTTAAGTTCCTCATCTGTAAGATTTACACACTTTAATCTACTTGGATACTTAGTAGATAATAATGCATTGATCATAGCTTTAGGACCTATCACTGAGTTACCAAATAATGCCTTTAATCTCAACACCACATCAGATCCTACAGCAGTAGTGAGTATCTTAAATTCAGCTTCACCTAATCTGATACTAGTCGTACCTAATACATCCTTGTTACGATTCACTGGTCCTGATCTAGCACTGACAGGAAAGTGATACTTATTTACATAGCTATATCCATTAGCTATCGGTCTTGGAAACTTATTTAGTAGGTAGATATACTTAGGACCAATGAGTATTGGTTCTTTAGTAGTGATCTTCTTCTTTGTTCCATCTGCTAATGTATGAATGAATGATACTCGTGATACTGGAATCTTATACTTATCATCTAACCTAGTAATCAGATCTGAATCTAATCCTTTCATAGATGGTGGAATACATACACGGATACCATCTTCCATACATGCTTGTACAAACTCTTCACGTAATCGTTCACTCTTATGATTACTATTGACTATGTTAGAGTATATGGGATTGATATCATAGAGTACCTCTACTATCTTATTAAAACGTGAAGCTGTATCTGGTAACTCTGATAGACTCCGTGTAATGAATAATAACAATCTCCCGATATATTGCTCATAGATTTGAGATAGATTAGTACGCTTATGTACTGATAGAGGATCGATACATATATCAGCTACTACACCATACTCATCAGTAGGCATCTCAGATCTAGGTTTAGTAACTACAATGACTCCTTTAGCTCCATCTCTACCTGTACTCTTATGTCCTTTATTTACTAATACATCATACTTTACTGTGATCTCCACTTTAAGTGCAACAGGTTCAATTCTATCTACCAGTCTCACCTTGTTACGTTTACCTATATCTTTGACATTCTTCTTTGCTGCTAATAACCTTCCTTTAGCTCTTTTGATTAGAGTGTTTAGCTTATTTGAGATAGGGATATTCTTATTATCTTCATATATATGATCAATAGCAGAATAATACTCTAACTTAGCATTACGATACTTTATCAATTGATCATATATACTCGGTGGTAGTTTCACTTTACTATCTAGATATACCTCGATGTCAATTACTGTAGCTCCTGGGTGAGTATATTTCAACTGATCAAATAAGTAGTTGACAGTGGATAGCTTTTCACTATCTAGATCAGTGATAGCTGATATATCATTCACTATCCTTGATCCAAAGATGATACCATCTTCATTTACTACATCTCCTATATCTGGTAGGATCTTATAATCAGAATCATTACCATATAAGTTTAGTGGATATTGATCTAGATTGACCTTGATAGTGATCGTATCTATAGCAGTAGGGGTAAGTTTCTCACTGATCTCTTCTGATATACAGATAGCATCCTCAGTCCCATCTAGTGTAGACATGAATGCTACATTAGCATTCACTCCCATACGATATTCACTATCAGATATAGCATCTGAATCATATACTGCATCATCTGGATCTAGTACTGTCCCTGGCATCAGATTACATTTGATATTATTCTTATACCCGAACCCATTAGTAAGGCATGTATACTTATGTAGGTTAAAATATGACATCTCACCTGTTTCAAGATCTCGATATATTACAGTGCTAGTAGGATTATTCCCTAGTGTGATTACACCATATTTGATATCGTACTTAGGTATGACTTGTACTACTTTGATAGCATTATCTCTAGTAGTAGTGTCGAATGTGTAATCTATAAAGAGTGACTCAAATGGTGAGAATATGATGGGAGTATCTCCATCTTTAGGTACACGCCATGCACTCAGATGACTAGAGTACATGTCTAATCTACCACCTGAATTTGAAGCCATCCCTGGTGATAATAATGATGTCATTCCTACTAATTCTGGTGGTATGTTCATATTTGAACATATGTTAGTGGCGTTACTCATAAGTTTCCCTCCTAAAGGAATTTAGTGTGTTTGATATGTAGTATCTGATTGTACTTACTTACTAATCACTAGATCAGTGGTAGGTATCAAGTATTATCTGATACCTTCTACTAATCGCTAGATCATGTAGAGATACATCAAGTATTATCTGATGCATCTCTACTATAGTGATATATACCTGAAATAGACAACATGTGAATATAATAGATATCTTATGAGACTGATGAGATAGTATATCATATAAAAGATGGGAGTATCGAACATGACACTAAAAGGTAAGTTAGATAAGAAGTTAAAGTTAGTAGATAACTTAGATTATGCTTGGGTGATTTTCATTACAGATCAAGTACATCACCTGAGGAAGAATGCCAATGTACTAAGTATAGATGATGCAGTGCGTAGTGTATATTTACATAAATTAGAACATTTCTTACTAGATAATAATGTCGATATGTCAGTATACTGGATAGTACGTTTGATGAATGATCTGAATCTATTTGAGGACTTCACTAAGTTATCATACATATTAGTACCCAATAGGAACGATGTCACTAATCTATATAGAAAGTATCAGACATCTAGACTGACACCTATGTGATTTTAGGTTGAGTATGATATCTCAATGCATGTTGGATCTCGAATAGTAACCAAGCTATATTAGATATTCCATTAGTATCAGACATTGATTTGATAGTTATATCAGTGAGTGCTGCTGACATAGATGCTTTCTTATATTCGAGTATCTCAGTAGGGACATGTAAGTTAATATAGATGTATAGATCTTGTATCCTACTCATGATGAAATCAGTATCGGTAGATTGCGTCATCATGTAATCTCTCATCAACTCACCATCTACTACATTCTGTACTAGTATCTTAAGATTGATGACTATGAGTTCACTTAATTTAGAAGCTGTCTTGATACTCTTCATCTCTTTACTTATCCAGATAGATATGATATCATCTATGATACTATTACTCTCTAAGATCATACTAGGTGATAATGTATTCTTGTTAGCTTTTGTAAACATGATATATTCTCCGTGTATTATGAGATCACACCTCACTATTAGCATGAGTAAAAGACATCTACTCATGCTAATAGTGCGATATGAATTATAATCAATTATAGTAAGGTGATACCATACCGTCACTATTAATGACACCATTTACAGTTGTATTACCATTTACAGTAGTATCACTATTGATGATGAGATTACTCGGTGAGATAGTCGTGGTAGATTTAGATGTGACATTTATCTTATTCCCAGCATTGATAGTGACATTATTAGGTGCACTTAGTAATATATCTACTGCATTGAGATCTACTGTAGTACCTTTATTATTAGTCATTACTATCTGAGGTATATTAGATCTGAGTACGATATCATTCCCAGCATCATCCTCTATAGTGATTAAGTCATTATCAGCATCTATCATGATCTGATATCTAAATGATTCACCATCTGATTTACTAGTACATATACGTACACGTTTCTTATTCCTAGTATCTAATTCTATGAAGTATGTATTACCATCATCTAGTAACTTTACTCCTTCAGTAGCTATATTAGCAATAGCTACCCGATGAGTTTCAAACCTACGTAATATATCATCTCTCCCTATAGGTAACCAATAGTAGATATCATTATCCTGATACCTCAGTAATAGTACTTGTTCACCTTTTACCATATTAGGTGGGAATACTCGATTAGTATCACCAAACCATTCTGCTGTGAATGCATTCGTAGTTTTGACATCACTAGACGCATCTATCTCATTTAGCTCATCACGTATGTTAAATGTCTCAGTAGTAGTAGTATCTTTGATCTCACCTGAGTAATATGGTAGCAACTCTGGACAGTATACTTTTAGCACTCTAGACGTATCTGTACGATCTTCCACCACGATACCAATATATACATTGAAATTATTATCTTTACTCATAGCTACTCCATAAAAAAGAATAAGTAGAAAACTAACCATCTGTGTGAAATAATCATAGCATACCTACCATGTGTAGGTGTGCTATGATTATATATCATCTGATCGGGATATTATACTGTTGTTGCGGTAGAGCTTGTTGATTAAATCCACCATACTGCGGTGGAGCATTATTCATCATCTGTAATGGATGATTTAATTGTTGCTGATGCATCATTGGTGGACTACCTAATTGATGCTGATGCATCATTGGTGCTGAAGTACCTAATGGTATCTCAGAAGTGGAACTTTCAGGTACAGGTAATGTCATCTGTACTGGTTCATTACCTAATGGAATAGCTGAAGTAGCTACCTTGATATCTTTAGTACCAGGTGCACCTACATCAGATGCTACACCTGAAAACCATTTTACCTTATCATATAGATCTGGTAACATTTCAATATAGTTCCCCATGGTAGTGAGATCTACTACTAGATCAGGATCGATCTTATTCAGAAATGGATTCAGTTGCGTATATACTTTAAGGTATGTACGAAGGATAGCATCAATCTTAGGACTAGTAATCAGATCAGACTTAGATGAGAACTTCTCCATGATACTACTACTAGGATTTACTTTAGGTACATCAAATAACTCACTAAAGATATCGATCATAGTCTTCATACTCTTCTTAGTGATATTACTAAACTCATCTGACTCTATAGTCTCAAATAACTTACAGCGAAATATAGCTTGCTTGAGTTTCCTATTATAAAATACGTTAGTGAACTCTAACTTCTTATCTGTCACTATCTTGAAATGAGATAAGAGTCTAGCATCTACACGAGCTGAGTACTTAGATACGAAATCTAATGTATCAGCATCCCATGATTCATCTGGAGCACTGATAATGATCTGCATAGTCTCAATGATGTTATATAATCTGCGATATAACCCACCAGCTAGCATAGCATACATCCATTTAGAATCTATAGATTCTCTGAGATTCTCATTCAGTACATTAATGATGATAGCATTATCATCAGTGATCTTCTCTTGCAATATGAGAAGTGGTCTGATCTTACCTTTCACTTTCATTGTGACTGGAGTAGAATCATCATCTCTCCTAGTGATATAATTATCACCATCTACTTCATAAATACCACCTAACTCTATCAGGTATCTATAGAAATCTACTACTTGTTGAAATTTAACTCCCATGATATATCTCCAGTGTGCTTAATAAGAATATTCTGTCATATCAGCCACATTCTGTATTAGATGTGATAGCTGATGACTATTATTGATTACGTTATCTTTAGTACCGATCAGTGGTGATACGATACCTCCTAATATAGTATTCTCCTCATAGATTGCACCATCTGGTAATAGCGTGAAATCTAGAAAGTTTAGTACCACATTGGTAGTACTATTAATATTACATGTAGCTTGCATATCGAAATGACCATTCTGAAGTAGCATACCGAATAGCTCATTATTCAATATGAACTTCAGAGCATTCCATCTCCTATTGAGATCATCTTGTGTAGTAGCTATCACTGATTCTATATGAATAAGTTGAATAGCTTCTGCTGATGAATTATACATAAATGATACTGATGACAATCCAACTGAGTTGATATATGAAGGAAGACATGCACATACTAATGATGAGTAGATATTATTGATACTTGTCTCATGCTGAGGGATAACATCTGCTTGTGTCTGTACTGGTGTTTCTATTACTAAGAGCTTTGGATGATAATTGGTCCGAATCATACCGATAGTGACATATCCACTATCTACTAAAGATGATACTCCAGAAGTACTAGGACTATTAGATCTACTATCAAGATTAGCTATCTGAGTGATAGCTTCATCTCTGAATGATTCAGAAGGATCATTTAATGTGACTGAGTCATTTCCATAATCACCTAGCTCATTCATAAACATATATTGCTGATTAGCACTATCTAATCCAACTAATATATTCTTTAGATGTTTCTTTGGTGATTCCATTGATGATGTGATATCTATAGATCGTCTACAATTAAGACTCTCACCAGAATCTATGATACTAGTCATACCATCTGTATCCGTGATAATAGATCCTATCGTCTTACTTGGACTGAGGCTATGGAATTCATTAGTTCCCCATATACCATCATGGTAGTTTGCTATATTGGTATCATCTACTACTTTCATATTAGATGTATGTCCAGATACTCCAGCAGTCACATATCGATTGATTACCATCTTACGTGTAATGACTAGACTACATGTAGGATTCAAGTAAGCCTCAGGGGTAGCTGAATGTATTCCTTGTGGTGAAATAGGCTCATCCATACATATTCCAATCAAGATATGCCTGTTCGTTACGGTATTGCTAGTAAATCCACCAGCTAGTACATTCTCATCTATGATGATTACAAATGTCCAGTTAGAGCTATATGCAGATGTACCAACATGCTCACCTAGTGACGATGGTAATATCGCAGTAGACATACATGGATCATTGATGATATGATCTATCGGTGCCATCGTTGGACGATTCATTATCTTATCTGAGATAGTATTTAACATGGATGGGTTGAAGTTATAAGTCAGTGGTCGCTTATAATGATCTTTCATCTCCCGTGATGTGAATAAGAATAAGAAACTATTCCCAGCTTCGATATTTCCTATATTACTAATGAGTTGATCTGTCGGTGCTTGTTGTATCATTTGCTTCCCTCCTAAAGGAATTTAGTGTGTTTGATATGTAGTATCTGATTGTACTTACTTACTAATCACTAGATCATGTAGAGTATCGGATAATACTTGATACTCTACTATAGTAATATATACCTGAGATTAGTGACTCACTACCTACAGTACACCCTATGGTATCTTTTTACATAATAAAAAGATATGAACACATTCCTCATAGCATACCTATCTGGTATGCTATGAGGTGATATATGTCACGATTTCACTATTAAATCATGTGATAACTTGAGTGTAAACTCGATACCTGCATCTGTTCCATTGATGTATACATTATCATCATCAGCATAGATATCATGTAATGCATACGACTTACTAGATCCAAAACTTATAGTCTTAATACGAACTAGCTCATCTGAGTACTTATTGACATAGATGAGCTTATCATCTGATTTAGATTCTATAGTGATAATTGACCCATCCTGTAATGACATAGCATCATGTATGTGAGTATCTCGTTGATTATTTCTGACCTCACATAGGTCTTTATCTAATATAGCTATCTTACTATCATTAGACACGAAATAACCAGATGATAATGAATCTATTCTAGTATATATAGTATCTAATGATTTATACCAATCATCCTGTTCTAGATTGAAATCGTACGTCATGATCACCCCAGTACTCCCATGACTACCGATACATAATATAATATCTGACGTTACCGTCATATCATACAGTTTAGCATCACGTACTAGATTACTATTTACGATGCGGTTACTACTATTGTATCGCTCGATGATAGAATCACCATTGAGTTGCGATAGGATGATATGTGAATCGAATAGATTGTATACCATTTGATACTGTGCATATTTACTCATATCGATTATTCTCCTGATTAGATGTGAATCATGAGTGATAATAATAGCATCATCACCTATGATTCACCCTATGATTAGATGTGAATCATGGGTGATAATACCGATAGCATAATTAAATCATATGACCATCGCATCTCAGTACCATTATCATGTATTGCATGTATTACTAATGTATCATTAGAATGCTTCTTAAAATTGACTGTAGCGATACCTGTAAGATCATTACGATATAGCTCATTGAGTATACTCAGCGATGTCCAATATAATGTATCATTTACAGAGTCATCTGGTATCTTATACCTAGTGATTAGACTGGATGTATCGAGTATATTTACTAGTACCTCACCATGTGATTTGATGAGTACTTCTAGTTCAAATGTATCTAATGTAATATTAGCTAATCTACTCATATCAGATAATAGTTTTATACTACCGACATTACCATCACATATGTCACTACACGGTACTACATGTGGACTTATATTATCCATCCTCCTATAGTTACTGTAAGTCAGATCACTATATAGTTGAAATATCACTTTAGATGATAAGTTATCAAATACAGTAGAGATGAAATTACGCACTAATTCAAAGTTTATGAGTGTATCATATATTGCATTTATTATAGCGTCAGTGAGATTAGCCATCATCAGATCATTAGGTATGAGCGATATAGTACTCGATTCACTACCTAGTAATAAGTGTGTAAGATTACCAGATATATATGGCTCTTGACGTAATAATGCAATTGACGATATGTCATGGAATATGGACGATCCATCAATTGACATGTTGAATATGGTAGATCTCACCTTTAAGATATTATCATAGATCAGGTACTCCTTCATGACTGATGAGGTATCAGATTCTATCCTAATGATTACAGGGATCGGTACTGATCCTAATTTAAACTGTATGATCTCACAATATCTACCAGTTGACATGAATCCATGTAGCTTCATAATTTGCACATCACTGCGCATGACATATGATCCTTGCGATATACGATTAGCACAATTAGACAGTAGCCTTATTCCTGGATTATCCATACCCCATGTCATGTCATCCATATCTGGATATATCCATAAGTCAGTCTCTAATTTGACATGACTCCCGATATCCCTACTGATGTCATAACTACTCACAATATCTATCATACTTCATCCCCATTTATCATACTTCACTATTAATGCATCTACACGATTAGGATATTCAGAACTACCAGGTAGTTCTGAGGTAGTACGTCCAATGCATATGATATCATCATTAGTATCAGTAGCTACTTCACTGAATTCATCATCGCCATCATATATCTTCCTATCTAGTACATTAAGACTATTATCTAACTTCACTACTAATGTATACCAATCATTATCTGAGAAAGTACTACCAATGCAGATGATATCGTTATTAGTACATGTAGCTACTCCATGGAAATAGCCATAATCGTCACCATATGTTTTCTTAACGATCAAGCTAAGATCCGTACCACTAAACTTCACCATTAGTGCATCACTACTATCAGAATCTTCTGAGCTAATATATCCAATGCAGATGATATCATCATTTGAATCAATCGCTACTTCACTGAACCTATCGCAACTACCGTCATCAGTCCCACCGTATACTACATTAACTACTACATTAAGGTCACTATCATACTTGACCATCAGAGTATCACTACATCTAATCCCTGACGCACTACCTTCATCAGTACTACCGATACAGATAATATTACCAGTAGAGTCCATAACTGCTTGATTGAAGTAACCCCAACTATCATCTCCACTATATGTCTTTCTAGCTACTACATTAAAGTCACTATCATACTTGACTACTAATGCAGTATAAACTTCTGAGATGATAGTACGTCCAACGCAGATGATATTATCATTAGCATCTATAGTCACTGCATTGAACCAATCAATATCATTATCATCATATATGTTGATATTGAGTATCATCAGATCACTATCGAACTTCATCATTAGTATATCACCACCACAAGTTACATCTGAGGTAGTGCGACCAACGCAGATAATATTATCATTAGAGTCTGTAACTACTCCTATGAAAAAGTCCTTATGATCACCACATGTAGTCTTAGATACTACATTAAGGTCACTATCGAACTTTACTATCAATGTGACACTATCTCTACGTTTCCCAGTACCAGTACGTCCAATGCAGATAATGTTATTATTAGAATCTACAGTTGCCATATTGAACCGATTATCAATGTCATCATTATAGATACTTATCAATACACTATCGTCTAGTTTATTATTAATCATATTACTATCCTCCTAAGATATTAGATTAAGTTGAGAATTATTCTCAATTACTTACATTATTTACCCCAATGTATAGTGGGGTTCTGTTTGACATGGTAGATGAACCTGTATATATCAGATATTACATCTGGTCCATATGCTACAGTATTATCCTCAGTACAATACAAATCCTTATTGATAGCTAATGTATCTGGTACATTGTAATGATGATACTGATCTACTATGTATATCGATAAGTCAGAGAACACTTTCTCACGATCTATGAACTTATCCAGATGAGCTAGATTCTCTACTACATTCCTGTAATATACACCTATACCTTCCTTTATCTTGATACTATTATCTATCGTATCTGGTACTATTTTAGCTTCACCTAGATACTTCATTGACATCAGTGGTACTAGTTGATGAAAATCATGATCTACCATGTAGATTTGTATAAGTGTAACTAACTTAATGAATGACTGATCATTGATATGCTTTACTCCATATGCATTACCGATGATACTATTGATGAATATAGCTAATATGAGTTCATTGACTGGACTCGGTGGAAATGGTGATCGTGTGTAGAATGTATATGTTGGATCAAATACTTCCTTGATACGTGGAGTACTCGATACGATATCATCGATATATCTAGTCACACCGAATTGTACTAGTGTAGAGATATCAATAGTCTCACTAAACATATGGCCTTCATGTTCCATAGTACTAGTATTACTATCTTCATCACTCATCTGATCTGGAGCATTTCTTGGCATGTATACGACAGAACGATTAGCATTAGTATCTGATGTAGTAGATTTACGAACAGCTACTGATATGCTAGTCATGATGTTACCTTTCTCACGATATAATCTAATGTTAATGAAGTTCTTTACTAACATCTTCACTAGCTTATCATCTGCCATATTATCCTTAGTGAACCCTTGAAAGGATAGTAGCTCATCATTAGGTAATGTCTTACTTACAATGACAGCGATATAGTTCTGTAGCTTAGATATGATCTCACTAAAATGCACAGCTAGTACCTTATTCAGTATGCCAGCAGCGAACATCTCTTTTAGCTTATTACTGAGTTCATCTATGACAGATACTTTATATATGATCTCACCAAATATAGGAAAGAGTACCTTATTCATAACTACGATCTTATTAATGCTATCGTAATGTTCCCTATAAAACGTCATAGCTTCAGTATCTCTAGGACGTTCACCTTTATTAGCTAAGTTAGGTATAGTGATCTTATCATCAGTGATGACATAATTAGATACTCTCTCTATGAAATCGATCTCAGTGAAGGTATCATATATCGTAGTATTAATTAACTCTATAGCTTTAATCATAGCATCTGTAGTGTTGATATAACTAAGAGCTGATTTAGCTACATCGAATATACCTATGAGTTTCTTACGCTCATCTACATTGAAATTAGTATCTATGAAAAAGTTAACTGGCTCTAGTTGATCCCATATTTCAGGTTGGGTGAGATTACCTACATCACGTAGATTACTGAAAGTCCTAATGTTGAAGACATTGTTACCGACTTTAGCGTATAGATACTTAGTATCTTGTTGTATAGTTGTTGGTGTAATGAAATTGTCACTCATTTACTTCCCTCCTAAAGGAATGTAGCATCATAATCTCCAAGATTATGATGCTACTTAGTTTCTAATACTATCGAATAATACATATCGCTATAAAGTGCGTCCTCAAATAAAGTATCTATATCTGAGATAGTTTTTGCAGCATGAATCTCGCTGATAAGATGGATGATAAATAATTTCTTATTTAGGTAATCCTCAACGACTGTCCGATCAGATAGATACTTACGTTCGATATCTACTATTTTAGATAGTATCATATACCGATGCCTGATTAATACTTTATCATTGGGTACTGTTGCACGTCTTTCACAAATATGACTGATCATATTACATCTCCTACTGATTTAGTGATTAATAGAAGGTATCAGATACTACTTGATACCTCCTACTGATCTAGTGATTAGGTAGCATATCAGATACTACTTGACATGCTACTGATCTTCGATTTAATGTATAACTTAATGTAGTAATATATACTTGAGATAGTGAGAGTTGATCGACTAGTTCAGGTGATATGTCATCTGAACTATAAGATTAGATAACATATCAGATAATGCAAATACACCATTTTCACCCACTATAGAACCGTACGTAGTAAATCCAAATATGCTCAAATATGACCTTCACGTAGGGATATACGTCAAATAAAAATACTCCATAACGTACCCAGACAGGTACGTTATGGAATGAGTCATTTGGATATTAAAGATAGTACTTTTTAGAAAGGAACATCATCTCCAGTACTTGTTCCACCAGTAAATCCACCACCACCACCACTAGTATCTCGTTTCTCATTAGTCACAACACATCCAACTGAGATTAAGTTATTGATGCATCTGAGAAATGTCTTGATACCATATTCAGACAACGCTTTCTTTGGGATATCACTGTGACCATTACCATTTCCAATCTTAATGCTATCATCTGTCAAGAATGGAAACATGATAGGATCTTTATGTTTCTCACCGTAGATCGTAATGTATGCATGTTTATCAGTCTCATCCCTACCTAGTGTGATAGCTGCTCTAAATACACGAGCTTTAGTTTCCTTATCATATGGATAATTACCCATCTCGATAGGTTTGATATTCTCATCTGATAGCAATTTCTCAAGTAGCTCTTTGAAGATCACCAAGCTAGTCTCTGAGAACAAGAATTTGATAATAGGACCGCCACCTCCACCATTATTATCAAATACACTAAGACTAGCTCTACCACCAAATACACCAAGTGTCATACCGTGGGTAAACTGGGATGTTTTCAATCGTACTAGACCATTAAGATTAAGCTCATTCATTAGATAACTCCTTTATCATTACTTAGGTTATATAGGATAACTTACCGGTTAAGTTATTCTGGTACTATTACTATTACTACTACATCATATACTTTTCTAGTTAAAACTTATATCTACCTAACTACTTAGCTAGGTCGGGTTTTTAGATCTCGTAAGCTAGATCGAATGGGTCGATCTTGAGATCTACTGTCAGTATTGCATATAATTCTTTCTCCGTGATTGTAGATAAGTCAGCTACAGCTAGTTTGTCTTTATTCTTCTTAGTTAGACGTATCTGAGGCTTTATTAAATCCTTATCACCAAATGCTTTTAACGCTGTCCTGTTAAACGATCTACGTTCTGTCTTAAATACTTTATACCCAAAACCTTCCCTAGTGATATATTTACCAGTATGACATTCCAGTAGTGTGATATTCTTGACTACTTCAGCTAGTAATAGATCCAATGATACATGAGTTATCATGCATAATCTTGGTTCATCATTAGCTATCCTACCTTTAATATATCTAGCTAGTACCTTATATGCATACTGTTTATATATACGTAATATGTATTCATCTACATTAGCATTAGCTTCAGGTAACATTACTAACTTGTTATTACTGACCTTGAGTCTAGCTAGTAATTTAGTAGTAATACGTTCTACTGCTACCCTAGGTTTAGTATCTGGTCTCCGAACTGGAGCATATATCATCTGTCTCAATTCTGGATGTGCGTACCAGACTACTTTGACCTTATTAGTATTATACTGACCAATAGATCTCACTAATGTTTCTGCATCAAGCATTACATTAGTGATGATAGATTCATCAGATAATGATGCATCTAAGCAATTACGCACTATAGTTCCTAAATTGATTACGAATACATTATGCTTGACATTAGCTGGATCATTCGCATGTTTCAGTAGAGTCAATAATACATATAATGTACCATAACTGATACCTGGGAACTGGATTTGGAACTTATCTATCTCTTGATTACTATGTTTATCCATGATCATCTCCTATGATTGAGTAGTATCTGATACCTTCTACTATGGTAATATATACTTGAGATCATGTATGATCGAAGATGATTGATTTGATAGTATCGAGTGGTAGATTAGTAGCTTTAGTCTTAATTAGGTGTTCAGATACGATAGTGGATATAGTAGCTTCAGAAGGTGCTACTAGGATCTCTGTACGCTCAGCTTTGATATTGAGATCGAATTGATCACTCTGCTTCTTATTGATCTTAAATGTCAGTACTACGTTAAACTCTTGCTTATCATGATACTTTCGTACAGCTTGTCTGATATGTACGTCATCTATGATGAGTCTCAGATATCCTCTACGATTAGGATCAAACTTAGACGCTATCAATTCATCATGATACTTGAGTAAGGTATCTAAATCAGTACCTTCATATGTCTCAGTTATAAACTGTGTAGCTGACGTATTAGTAATGAATTTAGTATCAGTACCTTCTATGTACCAGAAGCCTTTAGCTGATTCTTCATTATGCGCTAGTCTATTGATACTACCAGCGTAGAGGACATTACCTCGTTTACTCTTATTGTGTATATGTCCAGAAAGTACCAGATACTTACATATATCTTTAAAGTCAGATACATCATACGCATTGTCATTGATATATCCATATGTAGCATGGTTAAACTCACCATGGTTGATTACATAATCTACTTTAGATATATCAGCTCCTATGAGTAACTTATCTACTTGTTCAAATACTTCATGCTTAGTCTTATATGGTAAGTTATCAGGTAAGTATAGAAATGAAGTATCTACCTTAGCTATATACTCTACATCGATAGTATCAATGTATCTAAAATCTAATGGTATATTAAACCTACTGTATAAGCGTTCAATAGATTTGATCTGATTCCTATCATGACTGAATGTACCTAACAATATGCGAAGTATGACATTATGCTCATAGCATTTATAAAACACATCTACAAAGAATGCTAATACACTAGCTGCATCTTTAGAGTTTATACTGATACTGTTATCAAATATATCCCCAGCTATAACTAATATATCAGCATCTACTAACTTAGGGAATAAGTACTTTCTAATATCTGAGATAGTATCATCTGTATCTACTCTCCCATGTCCAAAATGCCAATCTGAAGTATGTATGATCTTCAAGCCACTCATGATAAATCCCCTCTTATCTCGCTATGTCCAACTGAGTCCTTCTAATTTATTTATATCTACAGATACTTCCTTAATATCATCAGTGGTTTTAGTATCCTTAGCAGTACCACTGTCCATCAGATCTTGAAACTCTACGATATCAGCATCATACTCATCTCTAAGTTCCTTGATATACTCCTGATATGAAGTATCTGTGATATCTTCCTGTGACTTGAGTATAGCTAACAATACACTATTAGTAGCTTCAGATGCATACTTAGGTATATCAGATCCACTATCATTATAAAACTTAGTCAATAGATGCTTATACTCTTCGTTGATATCATTCACAGGTATGAATAATCGTGGTACTTTAAATAACAATTTACCAGTATGATCAGTGATTTTGATAGGTGAATATAGAGAGAAACGTCCTAGTAGATCTTTTGATAGCTCTTGTATCTGATCAAAAGATATATCTGTCTTCCTTTTAAATAGAGGCTCATACTTACGAAACTGAGATAATGTAATGACGTTATTAGCATCCTCTAACTCAGTAAGTGCTGCATCTAACCTATCTATTAACTTAGTCTCATTTGATTGTAATACATCATTATCACTCATTACTTTCTCCTTTAATATTTGAAGGTAAATCAATCACTATCACCTATAGATATGTAGCTGATTAATTAAAAAATATACCACTATAACGTAAGCTATAGTGGTATACATGCTTATTTACGATTGACCTTCCTTGATAAATTTGACATCTTACGACGCTTACGTTTAGCTAATTTATACTTGTATTCGATCTTACTGATCTTAGTCTTAATGATATCATCTGATTTATCACTTTCGCTAAATTCATTAGCTAATTGATCTATATCTTTCTTAATATCATTCTCTAGGTCATCTAGTACTTCAAATCTACGCTTATTCATATCGCTCCTTGTATCATTTTATTAAGTTCATCTAAGGTTATCATAGGTATATTCATTTTTACTGCCTTATCCACCTTACTTTTTCCAGCACTATCTCCTACAACTAAGTACTTAGTCTTACCAGTTAAACGTCGTTCCACTATACCGATTTGACTTTCATCAATACGCTTAGCTAACTCTACTCTAGAGGTATTATCAAATTTACCAGTGATCACAAATACTACATTCTTATTAGATACTGATACATCTAGATGATCTTGTACAATCACACCATTAGCTATTAGTTTCTCAACTAGGATGCGACTATATCTACCCGTATTACTGGGATCAAAATAATCAGCTACAGCATCTACAGTATTCCTACCTATATTTGGGACATATGAAAGCTCATTAGCTATCGTGATCGGATCTAATGATAGTAGATTATCTATACTAGTGAATTTGTTAGCAATCGAATTAGCTAATCCGTCACTAATCATAGGGATACTCAATGCTTTAATGAATTTAGCAAAAGTGATCACCCTAGAGTTATCTATTGTGATGAGTAACTTATTTACCCTACCGATAGATATACCCAATGCATTCATGAAAGTATCACGTTTAGCTATATCGGTATCTAAAGTGAATAGATCACTGACATCTGATATGAGACCACATGCTACTAACTTATCACATACCTTTGGACCTATACCTTTCATATTGAATGCTTTCCTACCAATTGCATACATGAGATTACCAGATAACTTAGCTAAGCAGTCGTCATTAGTGCATGTGTAATGAGTATTATCAAATGCTACTTCACTGTGACATGTAGGACAGGTTGTAGGGAATACGATATCAATCTCATCCCCAGTGCGTTCTTCTACTAATGATTCTATTATAGCAGGTATGACATCACCTGCACGTTCTAATATTACTTTATCACCTATCTTGAGATCTTTATCATTGATATCATTGATATTGTGTAATGATACTCGCTTGATCAATATACCACTGATAGTGACTGGAGTCACTATACCTACTGGTGAGATCCTACCAGTCCTACCTACTTGGAATACTACCTCATTCAGTGTAGTGATAGTGTTACTAGCTGGAAACTTATATGCCACCATATGATTAGGGTGCTTATTACCACTACATAATTCTTGTTGTAGTGCTACGTCATTTACTTTAAATACGATACCATCTATATCGTAACCTATGTCGTTACGAATACGTGATATATCATCACATGCTCTAATGATATCATCTGTGCTAGTACAGGTGATATGTGGTTGTGTTATGAAACCAGCATCTGCCAATGCTACTAACTTATCAGTATGAGTGGGTTTATCTAGATCTGTACCATATGGGATGAATGTCAATAACTCCACTACATTATTAGGATATCTAGATGACCTCAATATACCAGATGCAGCATTCCTTGCATTAGTAAATGCAGCATCACCTATTTTACGTTTGTAATCATTGACTATCTTAAAGTTCTTCTTTGATAATACTACTTCACCATATATGCAACATGTACTCATCTTTGGTACTACATTGAGTATATATCTTGCATTAGATAATACATCATCACCTACGATACCATCACCTCTAGTAGATGCACCTGATAAGAGATTATCCTTACCATATACTAACTCTAGTGCTAGACCATCAGCTTTGTAATCAGCTATGATATCAAACTGTGAGTTACCTATCATCTTCAATAATCTATCAGATAACTCACTCTTATCAGTAGTAGATAAGATAGATAACATCTTATTCTTATGTATGATATCACCACTAGGTGATCCTATCGGATCTTCTATATCTGGATACTTAGCTTTATACTCTAAAAATATAGAGTATAGTCTGTCATATTCGACATCACTGATGATGGGAGCATTGAGATTATAATATCTATGATTATGTAACTTGAGATCATGTACTAATATATCTAGCTTAGCTTTATCCATATCACTCACCTTTATACTTATATGTCAGATGTCCTTCATCATCAGTAGTGTAGCTTTCTTCAAATGTATATGGTACTCCATCTATCACTACTATGATATCTAATACGATATCATATCTGACATCATCTATTCGAATATAATTCACATCTACATCGATAGTAGTAGCTGATGGAAAATACTTAGAGAACGTATCAGTGAGTACATTAGTGACTTTCAGTGTCAGTGCAGCTGGATCAGCACCAGATGTAGCATCATCATGACGAAAAGATATTGCACTATCAGCGAATGTATCATTGATACTCTTAGGAGCATGAAAGTAATGTTGTAATACATGCTTCACGATATCAATCGGACTAGTCAGATAACTGACTTCTGTCTTTAATGTAGGTATTACTGTATTCATATCTATTCTCCATATATCACCAGTACTATGAAATCAGTACTGGTGATATGAATATAAGTTTAGCCCTTATCGTTAGGCATATCTGTAGGATCGAAATTAGTCTCGCTTAATATCTTATCTACAAATTCTCTAGTAGCGCAGATCTTATCTAACTCACCGAATGTTAATATAGGGTCAGTAGATTCAAATCTATATTTATGTTCAATGTAACCTTCCTTATCCATAGCTTCAGCTACATCTTCTACAGCTCCATTAGATATGAGTCTACCATATGGGTCACCATCTGGTATGAAGTCAGCTCCAAATCCAAAGATCCTACCTTCGTCATATAGATCACGTATAGGTTTATATTGTAATATGGGTAGATGCATCACTGATGGAACATTAGCTAATGTGTCTTCAGTATCTATTACCATTATCTCATTAGTGACAATGAATCCAGCTATCTGATTCTTGATAGTATTACCAATAGCTTTAATAGGGTTGATTATATTAGTTACATATAACTGACGCCCCTTAGTTAAGATATCATCGATTGAGTTGAAGAAGTTACTATTACTCAGTGAATTGTTAATCTGACCCAGTAACTCATCAGTACCAGATAAGCCAACCAATTGACCTAACCCTACTGTTGCATTTAATTTGATCATAAGTTTCCCTCCTAAAGGAATGTAGTGTATTTAATATATAGTATCTGATATGCTTACTAATCAGAGATCAGTAGAGGTACATCTGGTTGTATCTGATGTATCTCTACTATAGTAATATATACCTGAAATACATAGTTACGTTAGAACGCTTCAAGCATCCCACGTTTACAAGAGCTGGTGTCGCCATTTTAGCTCTGAAAACAGCTTCACGTATATCTCTATACAGGTAGGGTACTTTGAGAGTCATCATGGATAGTAACATTAGCAATCTACTAAAAAATATAACCACATACAGTCATCTACCTACCTAGCTACATTAGCTAGGTAGGTAGGTATATATTAGTTCAGATTAGCGGGTTACTACCTAGTTCATTTTCACTGAACTCAATTAGTATCATACTAACGCATCTTTGAAACTGAACCTCCTTGAGGCAACATTTGTTACCTCCAACGGCTGCGATTTCCAGCCGCCCTTTTGTACTCACATCCTGTCGATCCACACGATGTGAATCAACACAATCTATATCTACCTTTACAACAGTGCTTATATCTGAATCTAACTTATTATCGACTAAGTAGAGTTTACCATCCTCTAACAATACGTCGGCACGTCTTAATCCTGGAGAGAACTGCTCGATAGGAATCACTTGATTCCTATCTTCGTATGTGATATCGATTTCGATACCACATGTTTCTTGGATCATTTTAATTACTATACCGTATCCGTCTTGTTTAAATTTCATATTCATACCCTCCTAAGGTACTTATATGCGTTATCAACCCAGTAGTTGTACTGGTAAGTTTACGCACTAACTCATCGTTCTTTGATTTCCCTACCTTTCAACCTAGGAACTAAAGACTAGGTACTACTCTTAATATCCTATACTACTATCTTAATATATACCTGAAAGTTGTTGAAATGGCACTTCTACCTATAGATAGTAACCTTAGTAATTAGTAAAAAAATATAAGTAGTTACCTACCTAATATACCTACCTGCCTAGCTAACTTAGCTAGGCAGGTAGGTAGGTACTTGACTACTAGTACTACTCAGGTAGGATCATTACCACTAAACTTAACTACTAATGCATCATCACCATCACTACTAGTGTACCCGACACAGACGGTATCATTATTAGAGTCAGTAGTTACTCCATTGAAGCAGTCATCACCACTACCACCGTATACCTTACTAGATAGTATACTAAGATCAGTACCGCTGAACTTAACTACTAATGCATCAGCACCACCACTACCTTCACTATCAGTAATCCCAGTGCATATGATATCATTATTAGAGTCAGTAGTTACTCCATTGAAGCAGTCATCACCACTACCACCGTATACCTTACTAGATAATATACTAAGATCAGTACCGCTGAACTTAACTACTAATGCATCATCACTACCAGTAATCCCAGCGCAGATGATATCATTATTAGTATCAGTAGTAACTCCATGGAAGTATTCGGTACCAGTACCACCGTATACCTTCCTAGCTAGTATACTCAAATCACTACCACTAAACTTAACTACTAATGCATACCAACAATTACTATCTTCACTAGCAGTATACCCGACACAGATGATGTCATTATTAGTGTCGGTAACTACCTCATAGAACCTATCAATACCAGTACCACCATATACTTTCTCAGCTATGTTTCCACGTTCATTAGTCTCGTTCACATCCATTGTAAAGCCTCCTATATTAGATTACATACACTAGTTAGGTGTACATTACTACAGTTCCATAGTATCAGATTCTTGAGTAAGATCACTATCTGCTAAGGTTAATGTACTATCAGTTAATGTAAGATCATTATCTGCTAAGGTTAGGTTACTATCAGCTAATGTTAAAGTGCTATCTGCTAAGGTTAGGTTACTATCTTGGAGAGTTGAGTTAGTGCGTATGGTACTGGTGAATGTACCAGTAGGTATATCACTAGGTAACTTAACTACCAACGCATCAGTACCACCACCGCCTTCACTATAAGTATTCCCAACACACACGATATCACCGTTAGTATTAGTAACTACTCCATGGAATATATCAGTACCAGCTCCACCATATACTTTACTAGCTAGTATAATAAGATCACTACCACTGAACTTAACTACTAATGTACTTCTGTATGTAGGACTATCACTACCTTCTCTTTTAGTATACCCGACACAGATGATATCATTATTAGCATCAGTAGTTACTCCACGGAAGTAGTCATCACTAGCTCCACCGTATACTTTTCTAGCTAGTATACTAAGATCATTACCACTGAACTTAACTACTAATGCACTGTTATATGATGGACTACCACTACCTTCACTATTAGTAATCCCAACACAGACGATATCATCACTAGTATCGGTAGCTACTCCATAGAAGCGGTCAGTGCCAGTGCCACCGTATACTTTCCTAGCTAGTATGCTAAGATCGCTACCACTGAACTTAACTACTAATGCATCATTATTGCCACCGCCTTCACTATAAGTATTCCCAGCACATATGATGTTATTATTAGTATCGGTAGCTACTCCATAGAAGTAGTCGGTACTAGTACCACCATATACTTTCCTAGCTAGTATACTAAGATCATTACCACTGAACTTAACTACTAATGTATTATTACCACTACTATCTTCACTACCAGTAATCCCAGTACAGATGATATTATTATTATTAGAGTCAGTAGCTACTCCATAGAAGCGGTCATGTACATCATCATCGTATACTTTCTTAGTTAGTATACTGAGATCGCTACCACTGAACTTAACTACTAATGCACTGCTGTATATCGGACTACCACTACCACTACCAGTAATCCCAATACAGATGATATCATTATTAGAGTCAGTAGCTACTCCATTGAAGTAGTCAGTGCCAGTGCCACCGTATACTTTCCTAGCTAGTATACTAAGATCGCTACCACTGAACTTAACTACTAATGCATCAACATCTCCACTACCTTCACTACTAGTATACCCGACACAGATGATATCACCTTTAGAGTCAGTAACTACTCCTTCGAAGACGTCATGATTAGTACCACCGTATACACTAGTAAGTACACTCATACTTCCACGTTCATTATTCTCATTCACATCCATTGTAAATCCTCCTATATTAGATTACATACACTAGTTGGATGTATGTATTACTACAGTTCCATAGTGTCGACTTCTTGAGTAAGATCACTATCAGTTAAGGTTAATGTACTATCAGCTAAGGTTAGGTTACTATCTGCTAAGGTTAGGTTACTATCAGCTAATGTTAAAATACTATCAGCTAAGGTTAGGTTACTATCTTGAAGAGTTAAGTTAGTGAATACTGGACCTACGAAAGTACCAGCAGGTATGTCGCTAGGTAACTTAACTACTAATGCACTGCTGTATATCGGACTACCACTACCTTCACTATATGTATTCCCAGTACATATGATGTTATTATTAGTATCGGTAGCTACTCCATATAAGATATCATCACCAGTACCACCGTATACTTTCTTAGCTAGTATACTAAGATCGCTACCACTGAACTTAACTACTAAAATATCGGTACCACCACTACCTTCACTTTTAGTATACCCTGCACAGATGATGTTATTATTAGTATCGACTACTACTCCGAAGAAGTAGTCATCCTCAGTACCACCGTATACCTTACTAGATAGTATACTAAGATCAATACCACTGAACTTAACTACTAAAGCATCAACATCCCCACTACCCTCACTAGTGGTATATCCGACACAGACGATATCATTATTAGCATCAGTAGCTACTCCATAGAAGTAGTCAGTGTCATCTCCACCATATACTTTCCTAGCTAGTATACTAAGATCGCTACCACTGAACTTAACTACTAATGTATCAACATTTCCACTACCCTCACTAGTGGTATACCCAGTACATATGATGTTATTATTAGTATCGATAGCTACTCCATAGAAGTAGTCAGTACTAATGTCGCCGTATATCTTCTTAGCTAGTATACTAAGATCGCTACCACTGAACTTAACTACTAATGCATCGGCACCGCCACTACCTTCACTATAAGTATTCCCAGCACATATGATATCATTATTATCATCAGTAACTACTCCATTGAAGTAGTCAGTGTCAGCTCCACCGTATACTTTCCTAGCTAGTATACTAAGATCACTACCGCTGAACTTAACTACTAAAGCACTGCTGTATGATGGACTACCACTACCTTCACTATAAGTATACCCTGCGCAGATGATATCATTATTAGTATCGATAGCTACTCCCCAGAAGTAGTCAGTACCAATACCACCGTATACTTTCCTAGCTAGTATACTGAGATCGCTACCACTGAACTTAACTACTAATGCATCATCATCTCCACTACCCTCACTAGCAGTATACCCGACGCAGATGATATCATTATTAGTATCGATAGCTACTCCTTCGAAGACGTCATGACTAGTACCACCGTATACACTAGTAAGTGCACTCATACTTCCACGTTCATTATTCTCATTCACATCCATTGTAAATCCTCCTATATTAGATTACATACTTAAGCTAAGAGTCATACTTAGCTACTTATACTACTATAATAATATATACCTAAGATATGTAGTGGTATTTTCTAGGTAAATATAAATAGATAGTGACATTAGTAATCTACTAAAAAAATATAACCGCATACAGTCATATACCTACCTAGTTAGCTAGCTAGGTAGGTAGGCGTTTTCACATCAGGAGGTATTCACACCCTCTGATGATACCATCTTCATCTCTGATCAGGGGACCTGGACGGACCAGGTCTGTTCGATCAATACATTGCGTCTTGACGATACCGGATACAATATACATAGTGTCCGGTACGATGGGAGGTAGGTTCGTGACCTCCCCCATTACCGATTTACACATCGGTGGTGATAGAGGCATTGCGGGTAGAGGAGTATGTTCATCCTCTACCCGTGATTCAATTCCCGACGGAGGGTATATAAATTCCTCTCCGTCGGGGTTAATAACATTTATGGGATGGGAAGTCAAGTTTACTATTTTCATATTCATACCCTCCTAAGGTACTTGTGTGCGTTATCAACCCAGTAGTTGTACTGGTAAGTTTACGCACTAACTCGTTGTTCTTTGATAACCTAGGAACTTAAAGACTAGGTACTACTTAGATACTAAGAACCACTCTTAGTATTTTACTACTATACTAATATATACCTGAGATATCGTGAGATTACATACTCTAAAATAGTAAGCTACTGATGAACTCACTCTCAAGAGTAGTAGATGCATATTACTCATGCTGAGAGTGTATAAAATATAAAGCTTACCAGACATCACTCATCTACACATATCGCATGTGTAGATGAGTGTATAATCTAATCTATTACACTAACGTAGCTGCATCATATGTCTGGTAAGATATCTTACCATCAAGTATGTAGGAGCACCTCAGTTTACCATTCTGATATATCACATTACCGAACTGTGTGATATTATCACTATAATGATTGACATTCACTACCATCCGGTTCAAATTATGATCGTATCTCAATAATATCGCACCCTGTACATCTCTGATATTGATAATTGTACCTATCACATATAAATAGTCACCACCACTAGTGATTCCATTCAGATCGATATTACATCGATTCTGCCAATATGTCCTAGTGATTAATAATTCACCAGTCTCACATGAGTATTTCTGAAGGATACCTTCAGTATCTACATTAGTGATAATGTCAGCACGCTTACTACCGACACATATGACATTACCTTGTGATAGTATAATACCGCGATATCTACTACCGTGATCACCCATACATGTATGAGTGATACTGAGATCAGATTTATCCAGGATGACCATGAGTGATCTATCATCACCATTACGTGGATCAACGGTATAACCTACTACATATATCTGATCATTATCAGCTCTTACCTTAGATATATTCCCTGTACAGTTTATAGATCTGATTGCTACTATATTCAAATCATGATCAAACTTTACCACCATGACTTCATCACGGTTAGCTCGATCGATTGCAATGATGCAATCTTTGTATTCGACGATACATGTCATCGTCTTATATATTCCACGTATACTTTTAGCTTTATTCATACTAAGTTATCTCCTATGATATTTATGCCAGTCTCATGTAGAGTACTGATCTTTTATAATTCATGCATAATACTACATAGGTAATATATACCTGAAAGTAGTTACTATGACACTTCTACCTATAGATAATAACCTTAGTAATTAGTAAAAAATATAAGTACCTACCTACTTAGCTAAGTAGCTAGGTAGGTAGGTAGTTTTTTACTAAGTCACGTTAACATACTTCACTACTAATGCATTAGCACTACTAGATTCTTCACTAGAAGTCGATCCAACACATACTATATCACCGTTATGATTAGTAGCTACTGCATAGAAGAATTCTCCGATTAGCACTTGATCAGATAGTATGCTAAGATCACTACCATCGAACGTAACTAGTAATGCATCGGGACTATTAGATTCTTCACTAATAATCCATCCGACGCACATTATATCACCTTTAGAGTCAAGTACTACTCCGTTAAAATTATCATTATCAGTACCACTATATACCTGCTCAGCTAGTATACTAAGATCACTACCACTGAACTTAACTACTAATCCATCATAACTGTCAGATACTTCATTACGAGTATGACCAATACACACGATATCATTATTAAGATCAGTAACTACTCCTCGGAAACAATCGTAACAAGTATCACCGTATACTTTCCTAGCTAGTATACTGAGATCGGTACCACTGAACTTAACTACTAACGCAGACATACCAATACCTCCTTCACTAGCAGTATATCCTACACACACGATATCGCCATCATGATTAGTAGCTACTCCATGGAAGCTATCATGATCAGTATTACTGTATACCTGCTCAGCTAGGACACTAAGATCACTACCGCTGAACTTAACTACTAATGCATCAGTGGTAACACTACTTTCACTATAAGTATTCCCAACGCAGATGATATTACCATCAGGATCAGTAACTATGTCATAAAAGTAATCACGACTAGTAACACTGTGTACCTGCTCAGCTAATATACTAAGATCGCTACCACTGAACTTAACTACTAATGCATCATTACTATCAATTCCATCTCTAACAGTAAACCCAGCACATATGATATCATCATTAGAGTCAGTAGCTACTCCATAGAGGAAATTGCGATCAGAACTACCGTATACATACTCAGCTAGGACACTAAGATCACTACCACTAAACTTAACTACTGTTACTGTGTTAATGTCGTCACCTTCTCCACTATTAGTATTCGCAATACATACGATATCATCGTTAGAGTCAGTAGTTATTCCATAGAAAACATAACCAGTGCCACCATATATCGTTTCAATCATACGACTACTACTTATTTTACTACTATCTACTTTACTCATCTTACTACCCTCCTATATTGGATTAATTATGTAGCTAAGAAACACTCTTAACTACTAATACATCATTATTACCAGCTTCTTCACTAGCAGTAATCCCAACACAGATGATATCATTATTAGCATCAGTAGCTACTCCATAGAAATAATCAGCACTAGTACCATCATATACCTTCTTAGATATGATACTAAGATCACTACCACTGAACTTAACTAGTAGTGTATTGATACCAGTACCTTCACTATTAGTAGTTCCAACACATATGATATCATCGTTAGAGTCAGTAGCTACTTCATATAATATATCAGATTTAGTACTACCATATACATTCCTAACTAGTACATTAAGGTTAGGATCAAACTTGACTACTAATATATCGCGACCACCAGTACCTTCACTATTAGTAGTTCCAACGCAGATTATATCATTGTTAATATTAGTGGTTATTCCATTGAAGAAATCATGACCACTACCACCGTACACTGTTTCAACCTTATTACTACTATCTAATTTACTCATCTTACTACCCTCCTATATTGAATTGATAATCAGGTAGCACATCAGATACTAATTGATATGCTACCTGATCTAGTGATTAGATATCTAAGAGTCATACTTAGCTACGTATACTACTGATCGCTAGATCAGTAGAGGTACATCAAGTATTATCTGATGCATCTCTACTATAGTGATATATACCTGAAATAGTAAGCTACCGATAGCACTCTTGATAGTAGGTAAAGATGTTCGCTCATGCTCAGAGTGTGTAAGAATCATGTATCGAATGTAGCACATTATCACTAATTTCAGATATGTTTCATACTTACTGAAATACCCATTTCTGAACGCCTATATTACTGCACGTAGGAAACACGAAATATAGCAAATATGGGGGGTCACGTAGGGATATACAGGTAGAAATAGGGGGTCTGTCACCCGTGGTTTTATAAGGGGTAGGAGAGGTGCTATTTTAGCACTTTATTTTTAGCTGATATCTAACTAATCTGATCAGATATATCTACATTTACCATCTGATTCCACTACTAAAAATATATGCACTTTGAGTAGTAGTAAAAGATATCTACTCATGCTGAAAGTGCATCCATAAAAAAGAGAAGCTCTCTTATGATTATAGATCATCAGCTAATAAAAAACATCATCACACACTCCCTCATAACGCTCCCGATGTAGGGAGCGTTATGAGAGTTTAGTATAGAGTTCATCTATATAAGATATATGCTTGACTTACTTAGACCTTCTGATCTACAACTCATCATGATTGACTACTACCGCATCCTCATGACTATCAGATTCATCGGTATCGTTAACATCAGTACAGATGACATTACCATTAGTATCAGTAGCTACTTGATATAATCTGCGTTGGAACTTCACTACTAGGGGAGTATAATACTTCACTACTAGGGGAGTATAATCATTAGTTTCTTCTGAAATAGTACGTCCAACATATATGATATTACCATTAGGATCTATAGTTACTCCAAGGTAGTGATCATCATCGTCAATCCCACCATATGTCTTCCTAGCTAATACATTAAGGTCACTATCAAACTTGACTACTAATATGACATTACCATTATCATCTCCTTCCGAAGTAGTATGTCCAGTACATATGATATTATCATCACTATCAGTAGCTACTCCACGGAAGCGGTCATTAATTGTACCACCGTATACTTTCTTAGCTAGTATACTAAGATCACTACCACTGAACTTAACTACTAATGCATCATCATTACCACTACCTTCACCAGTAGTATACCCAACACATATGATATCATTATTAGTATCAGTAGCTACTCCATAGAAGTAGTCAAAAACATAACCACCGTATGATTTCCTAGCTAGTACATTAAGATTACTATCATACTTAACTACTAATGTATCATCATAACCACTACCTTCACTACGAGTATATCCAGTACAGATAATATTACCATTAGTATCAGTAGTTACTCCACGGAACATATCAATGACAGTTCCACCATATACTTTCCTAGCTAGTATACTAAGATCAGTACCGCTGAACTTAACTACTAATGCATCATGATAACAATTATCTTCACTAGTAGTATACCCAGCACAGATGACATTATCATTAGAGTCAGTAGCTACTGCACTGAACTCATCCAAAATAATACCACCATATGTCTTCCTAGCTAGTAGATTAAGATCACTATCAAACTTCACTACTAGTGTATCATAATCACCAGCTCTTCCTGATAGTGTATATCCAACACAGATGACGTTATTATTAGAGTCCGTAGTTACTTGTCCGAACCTATCACCACCACTACCACCATATACCTTTCTAACTAGTACATTAAGGTTAATATCATACTTGATTATTAATATACCCACATGACTACCAGTCCCTTCTGATCCGATAGTACCAGCACAGATGACATTACCACTAGAATCTATCGCTACTTTATCGAATTGATCTCCATCGTTACCATAGATATTCATTACTTCATTACTCACTTTCATATTCATACCCTCCTAAGGTATCATGTCAGATATCTGACTTTTAGCGTGTGTATAGATTATTCTATACGCTATCTCATTACTAGATCAGTAGATGTACATCAGGTTGTATCTTATGCACATCTACTAATCAGAGATCAGTAGAGATGCATCAAGTATCATCTGATGCATCTCTACTATAGTAATATATACCTGAAATATAGAGCTTATATAGTAACTAGGGATATATCAAAGATCCGATATGAATATCTACATTTACCATCTGATTCTATACTAAAAATATATGCACTTTGAGTAGTAGTAAAAGATATTATCTCATGCTGAAAGTGCATCCGTAAAAAAAGAGAAGCTCTATTATTAGAGTGGATCATCAGCTAATAAAAACATCATCACACGCTCTCTCATAACGCTCCCGATGTAGAGAGCGTTATGAGAGTTTAGTATAGAGTTCATCTATATAAGATATATGCTTGACTTACTTAGACATTCTGATCTACAACTCATCATGATTGATGTGATCCTGTTTACTGTCAGTACCACGTATATACTTAGCACAATCGGCGCAATACCGATGCCTACCAGTTAAAATATTAGCAGCTGATCGAGGAAATGATGCTAACGGTTTCAATTCTAAACACCCATAGCAATGTTTCGAAACGATACTGTAATCACGAGTATCCTTAGTATTCAACTCATCTATACTACTGATTTCTGGATCATTATTCACATCGTGTCTAGCTCCTAATACAGTATTACATCTAGTACAAACATCATAAATGAATTTAACATTACCATTAGTCTGTACCTCATTAAAATATGCAGGCAGTAGATAGTTTTTACAAGACCTACAGAATACCTTTTCAGTCTCATCTGTGACAGGTACTATCAAATTAGCATAAGGTTTATTACTAGTTATATATTTAGTCTTCAATCCTTGACGATCACTTATTATAGGTTCAATTAGTTTAGGATTTGAACTTTTGATCTCATCAATAACCAACACGTGCTTCTTTTTAGTATCTAAAAGCTCACCTGTTTTCTTATCTCTAAATATGAATGTACCTGTTTCAAGATCTCTATGATATTCTAATCTTAAATGTAAGTTGATATGAATAGCTTTACTCAATTGGATAACATCTAAGTGATGTTCAGTAGAATAGTTCCAATGATGATAGACATAATTATTTGGTAATCTAGATACGATACCATCGACATCTAACAAAGAGGTTCTAACTAAATTAGTAGCTAGACGTCTCTCAGGGAATTTAGCTTTATATTTCTTACATACACCCGCATGATGATCTTTTATATCTCCCCATCGATCCTTTGCCTGAATTACCCTACAAGCTTTACACCATGACGTGGTCTTTGAAATTCCACCCCCTACACCATTGAGGTGCTGATGAAAATGAGATAGTGGTTTGATCGATTTACAATTAGAGCACCTTTGGACATCTTCGTGTTCTAGATTAGTATTAGCCGCTTTGTACTTGATTTGAAAATCAGCATACGTACTAGTAGCTGTTGTTGATAATCTGGATGTTGTACAACTATTGCATACATGTTTATATGTATCTTTAAAGCTAGGGAAATTAGAAAGTTGTTTGGGTGAATTACATTTGATGCATATGAAGTGAACATGTTTTAATAGATCAGTATATTCATCGATAGGTAGATTCTTATCTGGAAGCTTAGCTAAATTAGCTGTTCGACAATCTCTTATATACTTAGTACATACCTGACAATGTGTGGCAAGACCATCGTCTGAAGTATTCCGGCGATTGAAGTGATTGATAGTTTTCACTACTCCACAATGACCACACTTCTTCTCAGTGATTGTAATTTCTTTATCAGTCATATCTGATATAAGTTTATGCTTAACGTGATCGCTCCCACTGATACATCCTCGACATATTGACTTCTTACCCCAGTTAACTGTTCTACCACTATTAGCAAAAGAAGATATCGGTTGATTGTCTCCACATCGAGAGCATGTAATATAATTACTATTATCACCAGTCATACAACTAACTAATAACTTATATAAACATGGTAAGCATATGATCTTGTCATTGAATGTATATAGGTCAGTAGTACGATTACATTTATCACTAGTACACATTCCAGAATGAACTGGTTTCATGTCAGTGATTTGAGCTTTGTCGTTAGGTAGATACTCATTAATACAATTCATACAGATTGCAAATCGTCCAGATGGTTTACCCATGAAGTGTTTCTCTAGCTTGTATTTTCCACAGTTGAAACAGTGCATCTTACCAGGTGCTGTTAATGAATTCATTATACTTCTCCTTAAATGTCACGACTAACTTATCGTGTTGATTATCGTATTTGATACGAACTCCATGTGGGACGACGTATCTCTCATAATATAGGTAAGATGCTATTAAAAGTTATTACATAATCTCTATAGCACACTGTAATAGTGTGCTATAGAGATTAGAGTGTAATATGGTCAGATATCAGGATCGTTTACAAACCCGTCTAGGAGAATAAACTGCTGGTTACTAAGTGATACATCATTAGAAACTCCGATGTACTTACTGCTGAATATCTTTGATACTGGATGTAGTACCTTTAACTTAGGTACCATGTTCATCTCGAATATTGGGAATACATGTAACTCATCCCCATCATAATCTAAATTGAAACCAGCGATGATTAGTGGAGATGATGCTATGGTACCATCGTCTACAGCTAATGTCACTTCTTTTGGAAACTTATACTTTACCTTATTCGTGACCTTTCCACCTGTTAGTATCATATTATCCACTGAGTCTTCTTCAATCAGTGTTGGTGGTTTAGTGAAACCTGGTTTGATTTTAGTTACAAAGAGTAACTGTATAGAACCGATCTGTAGTGAAGGGTTCCGATTGATTAGTACTGGTAGACCTTTATACGGGCACTCTTTGATGAGTGTTTGCATTATCTTATCTATCGTGTGATCATATACATTGATAGCTTTAGATACTCTGTTAAATGCATCAGCTATCGTGTGACTATGTCTATTGATCAACATAGAGATGATGTGATACTTCCAGCAAGATACTCCTATCTTCCATGGGATATGTACATCATCTGCTTCATGATTTACTATGAGTGGTATAGCTACTGACCTAGCTGTACAATGGAGTCTACTACCAAATATATGTTTACGTAGTAGATGCTTCTTTGCTGGGAGACGTTCTTTAGCTATAGTTGTGACATAATCAATGAATGCTGAATATACAGCGAAGAAATGTCTCTCTATATGATTCACACTAAAGTTCATCATCTTCTCTGATAAGAGTATACCATTGAGATTGATAATAGACTTGATGAGGTATCCGATATTAGGATATACATATCTTACAAATCCATTAGCTTTAGTCACTGGTTGTAATATACTACTGACAGTTGGTAGCTTAGTGCACCACATATTATGCTTATTATTATCTAGGAACTTGAGTAATGCTTTAGTAGAAGGTTTCTTAGCTCTGATATTAGCAAAGTGATTGATTATAGAACTGAAGTTACTATAGAAGTAATTGAAGCCTTGACCTAATATATGAGGCTTGAGTTCTTCATCTAGTTCAGCTTTGATATTGACGATAGTATCTAGGTAAGGTACCTTCTTAGCATTATTACCCATCCATTTAGATAGGATGATATATACTTGTGGATTGAGTACTTTAGTTATAGAGTTAGGTATCTCTAGCCATGTATCTATTGTGATATTAGAGTAGAGTGAACTGATGCATTTAGAATTACACTTAGCGCAGATGAGACCTTCGTAATAATTACCTACGAGTGCATCACATGAGCATCTAGCTAATGTGTCTGATTTATCACTACCTACATCACAGATGATATCTATGATTTCTTCTGGTGTCTTACTGATGAGTAGTTCATTGAAGATGATTTTGTTAGGGGTCTTATGATAGAGCTCGTCTAGGTTGAGTATCTTTGGTAGTACTTTCATGATGTGGTATCTCCTATGTGTGATTATTAATATGATGCGCTATCTGATCTAGTAGGAGGTATCAAGTATTATCTGATACCTTCTACTAATCGAAGATCAGTAGAGATGTATCAAGTATTATCTGATGCATCTCTACTATAGTAATATATACTTGAGATAGTAGTATATTAGATGGATTCACTCTTGAGAGTAGGTAAAGATGTTTGCTCATGTTCAGAGTGCATAAAAATAATATTCCCATAGCATACCGATATCAGGTATGCTATGGGTATGTTTAGATCATGTATCATCACTACTAGATACTTCTGAATGAGTACGTCCAATGTATATCAAGATCACTATCATACTTCACTATTAATGCATCTACACGATTAGGATATTCAGAACTACCAGCTCCTTCTGAATCAGTCCATCCAACACAGATGACATTATCATTAGAGTCAGTAGTTACTTGGTCAAATTCATCACCACTATCTCCACTATCACTATATATTCTCTTAGCGATTATGTTAAGATTAGTATCGAACTTGACTACTAATGCATCATAACTACCAGCTCCTGACGTACTACCTGGGGTAGTATGTCCAACACAGATGACATTACCACTAGAGTCAGTAGCTACTCCATTGAACCAATCACCACCACTATCACCATATATTCTCTTAGCGATTATGTTAAGATTAGTATCGAACTTGACTACCACTGCAACATCAGAATCAGTTTCTTCTGAGACAGTCCATCCAATGCAGATGATATTACCACTAGAATCCGTAGTTACTCCACGGAACTCATCCAAATTAATATCATAATACATCTTCTTAAATAGTACATTAAGATTAGTATCATACTTAACTACTAATGGATATTTAGTATCAGATCCTTCTGATTTAACATGTCCAATGCAGATGATATTACCAGCGGTGTCTATAGCTGCTTTATCGAATTGATCTCCATCATTACCATATATATTCATTACTTCATTACTTACTTCCATATTCATACCCTCCTAAGGTATCGTGTCATATATCTGACGTTTAGTGTACGTATAGATTATTCTATACGCTATATATTCGCTAGATTAGTAGATGTACATCAAAGTAGTATCTGATACTTACTACTAATCGAAGATCAGTGGTAGGTATCAAGTAGTAGCTGATACCTTCTACTATAATGATATATACTTGAAATAGTAGTATATTAGATGGATTCACTCTTGAGAGTAAGTAAAGATATCTACTCATGTTCAGAGTGCATAAAAAATAATAAACCCATAGCATACCTGATATCGGTATGCTATGGGAATGTTTAGATCATGTATGATCTCAGCTAGTGAACTTTACTACTCGTATAACATAATTACTAGGTCCTGACGTACTATCTGATAATGTATCTCCAACACATACTATATCACCGTTATGATTAGTAGCTACTGCATATAATTCATCACTACTAGTATCACCATATGTATTACTATCTAATACATTGAGATCAGCGTCATACTTCGACACTAGCATGTCATAATTACCAGCTGCTGACGTACTACCTGAATCAGTACATCCAATACATATGACATTACCACTAGAATCAGTGATTACTGCATCGAACCAATCATTACCAATACCACTATATATCGTATCAGCTAGCATGTTAAGATTAGTGTCATACTTAACCACTAATGCATCATAACAATCAGCTCCTGACGTACTACCTGAGCTAGTATGTCCAACACATATGATGTTGTTATTGGAATCTATAGCTACACCATAGAACCAATCAATATCGGTATCATCATATGTATTACTAGTAATTATGTTAAGGTCATTGTCAAATTTGACCACTAATGCATCGGCATTAGTACCAATTCTTTCTGAATTTGTCCATCCAACACATATGACATTACCACTAGAATCAGTGGTTACTTGGTTAAATTCCTCACCACCATCGCCATATGTTTTTCTAGCTAGTATATTGAGATTAGGGTCATACTTAACCACTAATGCATCAATACCACTAATTTCTTCTGAGAGAGCACATCCAGCTAAGATGATATTGTCATTAGCATCTGTGGTAACTTTATTGAACCAATCATCACCAGTATCACATATCATCTTAGCTAGTACATTAAGATTAGTATCAAACTTAACTATTAATGGATATTTAGTATCAGATTCTTCCGATCTGACAGTGCCAATGCAGATGATGTCTCCATTAGAATCAGTGGTTACTCCACGGATCTTATCTAAATTAATATCATAATACATCTTCTTAAGTATGATATCACCATTGACATCATACTTAACTATTAGTGGAAAGTTAGTATCAGATTCTTCCGATCTGACAGTGCCAATGCAGATGATATTACCAGCGGTGTCTATAGCTGCTTTATCGAAATCACATCCATCGGTAATAATTACTTCATTACTTACTTTCATATTCATACCCTCCTAAGGTATCATGTCAGATATCTGACTTTTAGCATGTGTATAGATTATTCTATACGTTATCTCATTACTAGATCAGTAGATGTACATCAAGTAGTATCTGATGTACATCTACTATGGTAATATATACCTGAGATGTAGTGAGGACACATTCCTCCTGAAATAGTAAGCTACTGATGAACTACACTCTTAGGAGTAGTAGATACTTATTGCTACTCCTAAGAGTGCATAAAAAGAGAAGCTACATGACACACTAAATGCTCCATAGCATACCTAGATAGGTATGCTATGGAGGATGATAGACTTAGGATGATTAGTAGCTGGTATAACTACCTTGCTGAAAGTTCATATTACTATTGTTAGATGTACTGAACGTACTTACACCATTGTAAGTGAGATCAGTGTATTTGGAGATATCTATCTGCTGAGCAGTATTGTTAGTCGGTAATACGATGTCGATCTTAGATGAGATGATGACAGCTATCTTAGTGATAAAATCACCATTGATCAATGCGATCGTATTGAGACCTGTAGGGATTACTTCACCGATGATCTCTTTGATGAGTTCATATTTGGCAATTGGATCACTACTACCACGCATGAGGTGGCGTATCTTATCACTATATCCCAAGAGAGATGTAGCGAATAGGTAACTGATATCTCTAGTGTCTAATAACGAAGCACCTTTGAGACCTTTAGCTGATTCCACGATACCTACAATCTCACGATCGACATTATAGGATACTGCTTTTCCATCTGATGGGAGAATTCCTCTTTCATCTGTATCCAAGAAGTCAGCAATATCTTGAGAGATAAGGTGATGACGATCTGGGTTAGTGAAACGATTCAGACCAGGAAGACCAGCAGCTCCACTGATTACATCTACTGTGAATAATGGTGGTTCGATATTAGTAAATGTACGAGCGATATCAGTAGCTGTCTTTGCTTTATATGGAGTATTCTTCTCTGGATCAAGAAGAAGATTACCGATATTGATATCAGTACGTCCAAGCGTGAGGAATGGTGTCTTCCACAATTCCCGATTGACAAAGATCTCTGCTGCTAATGGGATAGCGAGTGCAAGTATCTTAGATGATACGATAGTACTACAGATTTCAGTCACGTGAATTATCGGTTGGAATCGACTTGGTCCTGTGCTGAAACCAGCGATATATCCGCTACTTTGAGCGATCTCAACAAAGTCTACATATCCACTGACAGCGAAGATAGGTTCACGCTTCTGATATCCACCACTACTATCTTGCTCATTATCTACTACTGATGCTGTGAACCCGAAGTCTACAGTACGTGTAGCATTAGGGCTATTCATCTCAAGATACTGTTTCACGGCAGTTACATCAGTATCGATTTCGAGCTTATACTTACGAGTGAATGATTTCACTGTGAAGTTCTTAATGAACTCAGAGTTACGAGTATGTAATAATTCTTTAATGTAAGTAGTCATCTGGGAAGCTTTCCCGTACATGTACTTATTACATGCGATGATGTTGATTAACTGATTCTCAGGGTAAATCGCTTTGAACTCTTTATAGACACGCTGAAGATCAGCTTCTACTAATAGTTCATTGAGATTAGATACTACTTCAGAATCTGTCCTGAGGATCACTGAATCTTTACCTACTGTAAACACGGTAATGTTTTCATCATTACCGAGACGTCGTACTTGTACTTTCTCAGTAGTGGTGAAAGCTTGTACAGCTTTCTTGATACGATCGATATATTCAGAGGCTTCTTGAGACTGACCTCCTCTGATACCATGAATACTCATGATGTCACCAATCGTTGGAGCTGCTGGGCGCTCATTGATAGTACCAGATACTGGATTACCTACTTCTTGATCTTTTACACTTTCGATTACTGGCATGGATATCCTCCTTAGGATAATATATTAGTCACGATTATGTGACATACGGTATTTATACCATTTGGTAACTACTAATGTAGTATACCAAGGGTTTCATAATATAGTATACACTTATTATGTTACATTACTAAACTACAAAAGTGCTACCGAAATACTCTCGTGATTCACCCATAGCATCAATGATAGACATATTGTCACCAAAGTGATATATACGTGTATGAGAATCTATAGCGCTTTCATCCATATACTCGACTTGGTCATTTATATTACCGAGTACTCTAATTGGTTGATGATTATTCTTTTCGTACCTGAATGTTTCAATCATTATGATCTCCTATTTAATATGTGTACATGATGTCATACCATGTACTTGGTTAAGATAAATGTGCATCAAAGTAGTATCTGATGTATATCTACTAATCGCTAGATCAGTGGAGGTACATCAAAGTAGTATCTGATGTATATCTACTATAGTGATATATACCTGAAATAGTGACTGATCTTATGTCAGCTATAATATTACCAGATTTACATGAATACATCAGTAGGGTAAATAAGTTACTACTCATATGTAGACTATTATACTAGATGCGATACTATAGTATTAGGATGACCTATTACTACATAACTAAAGGATATAACATCATGCTCATTACATTAAAACGCTTTTTAAGTAAGATATCAGGTGTCGGTGTCATTAAGCTACCAAGGACTGAAAAGTATCTAAGTCATTTACACAAAGGCGTTACTAATATAATAAGACGTAATGCTAGGACGATTACTGATCCGATACCATCTAAAGGTATAGATATTATCAATAGCTTAATAGTGAGAGCTGATATACGTCACTTGACTAAGTTTAATAATGACATGGAGCGATTTGTACGTATCCAGAAGGAACTATCTGGACCAGCGTATTCAGAGTACATCAAGAAAGATATCATAAGAGAGAATGCTTTCTGTTATAATGAGTTTATGTCCACTACTGAATACGTACTCATCACTAGTAGGTATGATATATTAGATCCATTACCACTAGGTAGTGACTCTATGATTACATGGGGTAAGATTAGACCATTGAGTAATTTGATGATGGATACGTCTGAGATGCGGTTAGATAATACTGCTACTAGATTACGTTATGAAATCAGTCCACCGATAGAAGCTATGTTCGGAATCAACTTGACTGATCTACTCATGCTCTATACTAAGTATAAGATACTGAATAAGAATAATAAGGATATCACATCTAATAACTACCCATTCATATATTCATATTGCATATTACCTATCTTATATGATGTATCTAAGAGGTGGTTTATTAATATAATAGAAGATATAGTACTCGGTAAGCTTATAGATAAGGATTACATATTTGATAAGTGTAAACTCATCTATGGCGATAGGACTTTCTTTGCTAGAGCTAATATAGATAAAGCTATAGACGAAGTCACTCTACTCATAGATAATGTCATATCGGGTACTATGAAACCAGATCAGTTAGTGAACTCATTACTGGTAGGACATGGTACTAGTCTATTAGCTGAGATACAAAATATGAGAGATGATCATTACGTACTCAATACTAATCGTCAGTATTATTATCTCAATTTCATCCAACAGTATCCGATACTATCATTACTAGTGAATATATATAAGTTACAACCAGGTGCTACTAGATCTGAACAGTTAAAGAAGATATTAGAGATAGAGATAGGTAGGTTACTCAATACTAAGTTTTGGCAATCTACAAGTAACCCATTCATTAGAGATAGGATAAAAGAGAAGTTAGATTCACTAATTATGTAATATACATCATCCATAGCATACCAGATAGGTATGCTATGGATGAGTGCTTATGCAATGTATACTTCACTATCGGTACTTAATCGCACCATCAGTGTAGCTAGAGTAGTATATACAAATTGATCATTCTTACGTAACTGTAGCATTGTAGTATATGTGATAGCTTCTAATATACCAGATTTCATCATGACTTGATCTTCACCATCATAGATATACTCGATCGGTGTACCAGGTTTTAACATATATAACCTAGCCATGTTCCACCCTAGCGTAATCATTTCAGCATTACCCATAGCTAGACTAGATAACTTAGTGAAGATGTTATTAGTGGGTTCTTCATATGAAGGTATAGCTGAGTTCTTCACTATGGAGTGAGATTTATTATTAGATATAGTTAGACAAGTATCACTTATAGTCATGGTCTTTGGATCTACTTGACCATCTAGCATCCTATCTGATGATGCATATACTTTATTAGATCCTTCATTCTCCATAGCTACATTAGACATGGTAGTATGTTCTATGTCAGTATTAGATACGATAGTGAGTACTTTACCTTGTAGGTCATGATAGTTATTGAGTCCACTATATGTACTAGGACTCACTTTGACTATCTTTAGCTTATCAGGTCTCTCTATTTCAGTATCATATGCTGGATAGAGGTAGAGTACTTCGTCAGTGTAGTAGTATGATAATCCTTTATCATAGATACCGAACTTAGTTTGCAAGTAATCAAATATGACTTTATATGAACTCATATTTGGTGGTATATGGATATGCTTATATTGAGTAGTGTTATGTGGTGGGATCATGTTGATCTTTTTGATACCTAGTACTGACGCTATATACATTATAGCTTTACTCATTGTGATATCAGTGATGAGTCCATTAAACATTTGTTTATTTACTGCGTAGTTCGTCTCCGATATGAGTTGGAAATTGATAGGGTATGTCCTAGATACATGAGAGCCCTTAGTGAGATCTTTTTCAGCACCTTTATTAACTTGAGTCAATCCTTGGATACCGATGCGTTTTGATATATCTTCTAGCTCATGGATAAATACACCATATCTATATATCTTAGGTTCTTCTTCCAGTATGATATCGAATGTATCTCTATCTACATATTCGATTACTATCTCAGCATAGAGGTTAGATTGTAGATTCACTATCTTTAATAAATCATCTGGGAATAGGTTAGCAGTGACTTGTATATCATCAGTTACGTTGACATTGAACAATTGCTTATGTCTTAGTTTGTCTACTACTATCTTATCTATTATGAACTCTGGATCATCATAGTTCTTTAGTGTCAAGTTCATAGAGTATATGTTAGATCTATCAATACCGATGATACGATTTAACTGCTCTACTAACATACTAGTTGCTAATAACATAATGACCTCATTTACCTAGCATCTTTTGCATAAAGGTTTCATCCAGGTAGATAGCTTTAGCTCTCTTATTATACTTAGATATGATACGGATAGATCGCTTAAGCATAGTTACAAATACCTTAGACTTCCTAGAGTAGTCAGCTACATCAGGTACATCAAGATACTTATCCATCTCATGTACATACTCATTGAGGTACTCATATATAGTGATGATATCATCATCTTTGAGTATCCTAAATGGTATAGTCCTATCGACCATATCTATCATAGCTGATATAGTGACTCTAGATCTGACTCTAGCATCTACATCTACCTTAGATACATTCTTTATCTTACCATTAGTCATACTTTCTAGATCATCAAAGTAATATAGAGGTAGTTCGCATGGATAAGGTACTCCATTAATAAAACCACTCAATGTGGTATGAATATCGTGACCATAATAACCCATGATCTCCTCCTTATGTTAGTCTACGTATAGCTACATCAGATAGATGTATCAGTACTGGGATATAGTAGAATTTATCATTATCAGTGAGATGAGTAAACGGGAAAGTACTGAGTACATCATCTACTAAGAATGGAATATCTACATTATCATTAATCAGCTTATCATATATGAGGTATTCAAACTCAGATAAGCCTATATCGTTATTAGATCCTAATGTGATACCACATGTATAAAAGTACTCTAATGGCTCATACTGTTTAGTTACTAATGAATATGCAGTATCATAGAGGTGATTAGTATATCGTGTATCACTATCTATATCACCTAAATGATCTGATATATTAGTTATAGGAGATGTCTCAAATGCATGAATCAGTGCATAGTACAGGTTAGATGAGAAATGATAACTTAAGTACTTATCTGTCACTGGTCTATCTGCAAATCCGATATCCTGTATCCTATCTTCTTTCTCTTTAAAGTCTTCACCATGTAAGAATACTATTGGTTGTTCATCTAGATTAGATATAGTTACATCCCATAGGTAAAAGTTATACTTCACATATCGATGTGATGTGATATCTAGGTGAGTAAGACTATTATCAATGAGAGCTGACCAGATAGTATTAGGGAATATATCTAAGTAAGTAGGAGCTATTTGACATATATCCCTCTTAGTATCATGTACTGATACTTTATCAGTCATGAACTTTACCAGGTATGGATCATATAACGTATCTGATCGTATCAATGTCTTCTCATATGTATCATGAAACTGAGACATCATGAGATTGATTAGCTTAGATCTAGTATTCTTGAGTTTTACTAGCTGATGATATGAGTCATCACTGAGTAAGGTAACATTCTCATCAAAGTACTTCTGCTTATCAAAGTATAATACATCTACTACAGATGATTCAAGCTTATCATGAATAGTGTCATCTAAGAATGCATATAGGTGAAAGTTGATAAGGTAATTAGTACCTTTCCTAATAGATAATGGTGTTACTAGATCTACTATGAATACGCCGATATTATCATCTGGTAGATTGAGGTAAAATATATCTCCTACGTTAGGTGAGAGACCAGGATACATGATACATTCACCATCTATTTTAGTCTCAGTACTATTAGGATCTATCTCTATATTTAACTCATCCTTTATCCTGAATTGTAGCTGTTTAATTAAGTCATAGCTAGAATGTACAGCAGCTCGTTCTAATGAGAAACTGTGATCTCCAGTTTGCTTATTGATATATGGTATTCTACGCTTATAATACTCTACAGTGACTTCTACTCCTTCTGGGTATGTCAATATTGCGCCAAATATATCTCCATATGTATCAGGAGATATAGCTGTTCGATTAATGAATGTATTCTTTACTGCGGTATCTATGTGTTTAGATTCTATCACTTGCTGACTAGATCCTAATCTGGTAGATGGATCATCTCTATCTGTCAATTTTACTAATGGCATATGCTCTCCTATCTACTGGTGTTTATTGTAATATTATTTAGTACTATCGATCTACCATATCCATGACGAGCTCCTAATGTAGGACCTTGTTGATATGTAGCTGGTAGATATAGCTGTTCGTCCCCAGTGATACTATTATTAGTGATGGTAATGTACCCATGACGTTCCAGATACTGAGCGAAATATTCAAGATAACTGACATAGTAGTCTGGGTTGTTTAACATGTAATATATATACTTAGCATCTAGTATAGTAATATCTACTACGAGTGATATCACTATCCGATATACCTTAGTAATTGATATTCTGTCTATTACAGATAAGACTAGATCATCAGTGATATTGATATTATCATAAGTCATGAGATTATCATTACTAAAGATAGCTATGTTGAATATACTCTCACGCTTTAAGACATTGATCTTATCTTCTAATGTAGTTAATTCATCTATAGCATTAGCTAATTCAGTAGGTAATAGTGGGTAGATGTCATTAGGTATATCTACACCTAATGATAATGTTGCATCATTAGGATCTACCTCTACAGCTAGGATACCTTTAAATACTGACTGATATTGATTAGCGTAACGATGATGCATAGCTGGAGTATGATTCCAATCATCGTAATCTGGATACCTAGTGAGAGGATATGCTTTCTTTAAACTCACTACTTGATTCTTACTCATAAAGAATTCATTGATGACCGAATTAGGATGTGTCCTTACCTTATCTGGATCATTATGTGTATATGCTTTCTTTATCAATGAGCTACCGAATAACTGATTATTTATCATAATTGGGAACTTCAAACGTAGTAGTGATGGTTTACTAAATTGGAACTTATAGTTAAACTCCACTGAGTACCTATCTACTACTTTATTATTACGCTCATCTTCATCTGGTGGATCTGCTGAGTAATCTAGTACTCCTAATACATTAGTCATCTCTCGATATATCACTAGCTCCTTATTACCAGAGTCTAGCTGATGTCTATTTACTAATATTCTAATAGCATCACCACTAGCTATCTTGAGATACTCTTGGAATGTCATAGTTAAATCATCCTGTAACTTATATACCTTATATAGCATCATGATGAGTCTATCAGCTAGTGGGTAATTATACTCCACATCGTTGTAATTATATATAGTAGATGATGACATCGCTTTAGCATATATCGATGTAGATACTAGGTCAGCTAGTTCTACTGATTTGAGTTTCATCTTGAATTTGAGCTCAACTGAGCATGGTACAGATACTTCATAGAGATATACATTAGGTCGCTTATCTCGCAATATTGGAGTTTCTCCAAATAGACCTCTATTAGAACCCATGTGGATATCTTTATCTTTAGTAGTAAACGTATCAAAGATTGTATCGTTAGGATTATAATTAGGCTCTACTGTGACATCACATCTATTCTTAGAGACTCTAACATTACCAGAGCTATCTTTAAATTTAGATGAATCGTTTCCGGTAGTATAGATAAATAGGTTACCCTTAAATAATTCTGTCAAACCTAATGAACGTATGATTCGTCTACTTATCAATTCTGAGATAGGATTAACTATCTGTTTAGCACTTTCTGGTATTAACGTATCTAATGTAGGCATATATGTACTCCTAGTGATGATATTAAGATTATTTTCAAGATTCACTACAGATATTAGCCTGTAACTCAATTTCACTCCCATATGGAAGATAGTCAAAGACCAGTGACAGATCATTCATGCTTAGTACTTCTTATAATTATGAGTACATATACTTACAGTGACATACTCATAATAGTATAGTGGTAATATGATTTCAAGCATCACTACCACTATATCATTTATAATGATACCTTGTTCATTTAATATATCACAATAATGGAGATAACTCTTATGGCAATTCATAGCTTCGTATCTGATGGATCAGTATTTGATCCCAACATCACCTTATTAAATCTAGAAACTACAACTATCCCATGTGGCTACCTTGATCGTGAAATGATTGAACATATGGTTCAACCTATTGAGTTTACAGATACTAGAACTCAAAGATTACCTATCGTATATAGACAATCTTTTCACAATAATGATGATACCACAATAGGTAATCTGATGATACCTGATATCATCGATAGCTACGGTAATATCGCTGATCCATTTACAGTAACGATGATGCAATATGATTCACTAACTGACGCTGTCACAGCTTGGTCATATGCTACGTTATATGATGATGTAAATGATGTACATCCTAAGATGGTATATGATAATACTACATTAGTTGGAATGGCTAATGAGACATTACTATCTACACCTGTAGTCATAACATCTAATCGTAAATACAATCTCACATTTGATCATACTAAACTGGAAGCATCTGAGATAACTCTCATTGAGAGTCTCACTGAACAAGATAAAGAGTACCTATTCAATATCATCGAGTACCTGAACTATGGTACTATTCCAGATGATACCTTAGTCGATATCGATAATGTACTTACATCAGATGTATCATTTACTGGGTATGTTGCAAGCTCAATAGATATATCTAATACATGTGATATCTTACATGTACATGACGATGTAAACTTACATAGACATGTTCCTAGCTGGGGTACTTTCTCATTCGATAAAGGTGGTGAAATACTAGAGTTGACTGCATGGTTTGGTAGAGCTCCATTTAGGAACGATTATCCTCTTTTCACTGTACTCTCAGTCGTACCACCATTACCATTAGAGACATTATTAGATCCATCTCATCTATCCGATCCATTTGATTCAGCTATCTTATCTAGATCTACAGCTAATAATATTCTAGTACCTGGCCTTACTACCGATGATCAATCTGGTATGCAAACATTCACTACATTACATGTATTTGATAACCAATCAAGGTACCTTACATTTAACATAATGTACCGTGGTAGAGAGCTAAACTTTATAGAAGCTAGACAAGTTATAATAAATTTACTCATAGATAGTGGATTAGGTAGTCTACCAGTATGGAAATCACGTTTTCCTGAATTGTTCGTTGTGAATCAGTACTACCTGATACCGCTATATGATGATATCACACAATTGACCAATACCGATATCCACCCATCTATTACAGATTATATCAATTTAAAAACTAAAGTAGATATAGTAACATCTGAATTAGTTCTCAACTCTACTTTAGAGATGATGACAGTAGCTTATGATAAATATATAATCGGTGTAGTCGGGTTAGCTCATAACGACGGTACATCATTACGAGAAGCTCATTCAACATATCGAGATTTTAGCACCACTGATCCAGGGTTTAATGAGATGAATACTATTGATCGTGGTTGGTCTATACATCTAAACCAAGCATTTGCTATAGCTGCTGGTGAAACTAATAATACCATATATGGTGAGTTGACTGAAGGTGGTAGAAATTTTATTAGCGTAATGACTAATAAAAACGCATATCATGTAATAACTAAAGCTAGTTACTTAGAAGCACTACTCTAAATCTAAAAAAAAGAGAGACTACTTGATCACACTAACATTAGTGTGATCAAGTAGGATAGTGTGTTATAAATTCATCATCTGTACTTCACTACATACTTCAGATATTACTCTTAAGTTACTAAATTCCATAAATGTAAACTCTGAACCTATCATAAGTAATGCTGATTGAAAGTCAACATTACCCTGTAATAGTACTGGAGATGTATCATCAGTATAACTACCATCATAGACCTGAGTAAAGAAATCACTAAGAGACATCCCAGAACCTAATGGTACATCAGTATCACCTGTGATGTTTGTAGTATCGACAATTACACCATCTACATATAACTGTAGTAGATTATTATCTGGATCATATACTACTCCCATTCTAAGTTTATTATTAATAGGATATGTACCTGTACTATCAGTTTCCGATATGGCAGCTTTAGCTACAGGAACACTACTACCATGATCTGATATATACATAGATAGACTACCTGATGTGAAGCATGAATCTAGTGATGGTAACGTACCTCTAATATATACATCGAGGAGTACAGTGACACCATGATCATTACTAGGGAAATTATCATCATAACTGATAACGATCGATTCCATTTCACGAGTCATGTGTGTATCAGTAGTAAGTATGAAACTAGATACAAATGGTAATGGTTCCACTTGAGATGTAGCTACTACTAATCGAGATACTGATGAATTACTATCTGGAATGAGCTTCACTGATACAGTACCTGATGATATATTAGATATATCTGCTGATACTGTATATAATTCGGTCGTATCACTAGTAGTGATTATAGATGAAGCTAGTACTACACCGGCATCATCTAATATCTGCATCTCTACAGATAATGGATCACTTGTACGTAATCTGACACTATATGTCACATCAGTATGATCACTGATAGGTAATGTAGTATCAGCATCTAATGTCCAAGGTGATTGTCCGTCTTTATCTACGTTAGTTACATCTATAGCTAATACACTATCATAGCCGATTGACTGAGTAGCGTTAGTTAGTGTATATGCGTTAAGTGAGTTACTATTAAGAAAATAGTTAGTACCGACACCTTCACGCATCATCCCATTTTTAGTAAATCTTGGTGTATTTACATCACTACTTATCATCATACCATACCGGTCAATGTGAGTAGCTGGTGAATTTCTGATATAATTAGTTACTATATTACCTTGGGAAGTATCCATATTAATCTTGAATGGGATATCTAGTAATGGTGCAGTCGGTGGTAATGCTCCCACTCCACCTATTCCATCTATTCCATCAGCACCATCAGCACCATCGACTCCATCTCTCCCATCGACTCCATCTATTCCATCTATTCCATCTATTCCATCTATTCCATCTCTCCCATCGGCTCCAGTAGCTCCAGTAGCTCCAGTAGCCCCAGTACCTCCAGTACCAGTAGCTACCTCACCTGTAGATAGATATGTGACATGTTCAGTAGTACCTGTATCATTAGTCAGAGTAGATGTCACTGTCAATATGATATCTGTAGCGTCTTCTGGTACAGTGACATTGATAAGTGCTCCAGCTATTTCACTACCATATATATCATTCGACTTGATACTATATGTGTGATACTCTACAGTACCTACGTTAGATGCGATATCTATGATCTCACCATCATGAGAGACTATCTGTTCGATAGCTAATAATCTGGTAGTATCACTAGTACATGTATATTCAAATGGATCGGATGTGATAGATACCTTAGCTGATATATTAAGGTTCATCATGTGATCATAACTACGACTCAGACCGATAGTCCGATCTATTCTGTAGTTCAATCTATCAATCACTAATGATGGATCAGTTACTACTAATGTCTCAAATCCTAAATTATACTTATATACTGACCCAACTTTAGTCAGTGGGATATTATTCTGCAATATGAACATAACTACTCCATCTTATTTTTGATTGATCAGAGCTACTATGTCTAATATAGACATATAACTACGGTCTTGTTTATCTGCATTAAATGACCAGATTCCAGTACTGTTAATTATATCAGATGATTTACTATTAGCCTCTGTAAGCTTCTTACAGAACTCAACATATCCAATCGATGATACTTCAGGTAAGTTCCAGTTATTACGTATATATAAAAACTGTCCTAGTATCTCTAATGTCCTACGAAACTCATAATCATCTTTAATGAGCTGTCTAATATTCTTACGGTTAAATTCCCAATCACCAAATCCTAACTTGTACGTGAGAGTACCTGACATTAATGACGTCTTACTATTCTTGATGAGATTAAAGTATTCCAAGTACTCCTGTATCCCATAATACTGAGAACTGATATGATGTACGATAGAGCCAGATACATTATTCTTACAACGACATATTATAGAAATTATCTCTTGTAGCTCAACAGGTGAACCTGAATCGTGAGGGTATTGACATTTCTTATTAGTATCTTGGAGTATACCTACCTTTCTAGTCTCTAGTAGATTATTAGACTGGAATGTGAATTGTGTACCTACTCGCTTGATATGATCTGATCCTCTCATATGTGGTAAGTCTTTATTACTAGCAGCATATGGGTCCATCTTGATCTTATCACCTATATGGGCTGTCAATATAAAGTAGATACCTTTAGCTGCTAATGCTGGTAGCTGACTCATGAACTGAGTTTTAGCATTACCGTCACCCATATATACTGTATTAGTTTTAGCATCACCTACTGTATATTGTTCAAATACTTCAGCTTGCTTAGTGAATTCACCTGCTGAGAAGCTATCAATCAATACTAAAGTAGGTCGCCATGCCTTTAAGAACTTACCGTGACGATCTATAAATGGTGTCTCTTCTATGAGATCTTTACGATGCTTTTCTTTATTACGTGCTATATCTTGCACTACTTTAAATACTTGACCTAAGTCAGCATGAGTCTTATCGAAAAGTTCAATGCGATCATACAACGGATCGTTAGGTAACGGATCAGCTCCACCTAATTGGATAACTCGTTCGACTCCAGCTATGGATATCTCTGAATCATATACTACACCAATAGATTTCTCGTAGTTCTTGATAGCTCTAACAAAATACCCTATAGCTACAGATGACTTAAATGTTTGTTCTCTACCAGTGATAGCGTTAGTCATAGCTAATCCACCATTGAGTATCATAGTGGATTTATTTTTCACCTTACCTGGGATGAACTTACCAGTAGCTATATCAAAATGAGTTCCAGTGTTAAGGCTAAATCTACCTAGAGATAGATCTTTATTATTTAGACTAGTTAGTAGCGACATGATTACATTCTCCGTGTATTATTAGATTACAAAAAACAGACACCTGATCTAGTGATTAGATAGCATATCAGACACTACTCGATATACTACCTGATCTATAAGATTATGAGGTTCTATGATAAATAATTTCACTATATAACCTAGTCTAGTAGCTATGAATAGTTATTATAAAAAAATAATAAAGTAGTAACCCCCAACTTATCTAATACTACTAGATAAGTTGGGGGGAGGTACTACTCTTTGGAGGAGGAGGAACGCTTCATGCGTTCCTTCAGTTTCGACATGGCAGTACTGAAGAGCTCACCGATGTCGGTAATCTTGATATCAGACTCTTTGCAGAAGCGGTATATAACCGCTTCAGATTCCCGTGATAGGGCGATTGCTTCTTTTAAACTCATCTCAATATTGATGTCGATCACGTCATTGCCAGTTTCTATCTTGATTTGATATTTCATATTCATACCCTCCTAAGGTACTTGTATGCGTTATCAGCCCAGTAGTTGTACTGGTAAGTTTACGCACTAACTCATCGTTCTTTTCAACCTAGGAACTAAAGACTAGGTACTACTTAGATACTAAGAACCACTCTTAATATCCTATACTACTATCTTAATATATACCTGAAAGTTGTTGAGATGGCACTTCTACTGATACTTAAAAATAAGTACCTACCTAGCTAAGTTAGTTAATCATATAGGTTGCGTATAATACTCATATACTTTATTATATAGCTATAAGGCTATAACAATTAATACTTTATTACAACTAGGAGAGAATCCACAATGCTGTTACCTGAATTGTCTACCAATTATGAACGAACTGAAGCTGAATTACTCACTGAATTAGATGCATTATTCATTAACTATGATAGGTGTAAAGAGTCTGTATCATTAGAGGGTTTAGTCAATGTAGCTAGTAGAATCTTAATCGCACTATCAGACTACTTGAGGAAAGTATTATCTAATATAGGTACTAACTTAACATCATTCCTAAAAAACGTACGACGTAGTGAATTAGAAGGATACATCTCTAGTAATAAGACAGCTACTAAATTGACATATCGTGTAGATTACTCTAAGATCCGCACTGTCATGTGTCCTACGATACCATTCACGTTAGCACCTGAAGATCTTACCAGATACATGAATAAGGTAATGGTAGATTTCAACATGTTATCACGCTCTAAAGAGATGTTAACTAACTATACTTCATTTAATAAATGCATCAAATCAGATGATATGGAACATGCTGTCACTATACTTGATACATTGGATAATAACAATATGGTGGATATAGTATCTGAAGTATCCCATAAGATACAGGATATAGTGATAGTGAAATTACCTAATAAACTTACTAGATTTGGTACGATGTTTAACAGTAATGTAGCGTTAAAGACATCAGTAGATACATGCTTGAAGAGTAGTGGTGAATTTAACGATGCAATATCATCTGAGAAGGTATTACGTAAACTATATAAGGTACTAGATAATACATATAAGATACTATCTAATGTGGATATTAGTAAGGTAGATATCTCTAAATTAAAGAAGGTAGCTACTGTAGTAAGAGATACTGGTGATTTGATTAATACTTATGGGATGAGCATTAAAGAGTTACATCATACTGAACATTGGTTAGTTGGCGTACTGGGATCAGTGAAATCAGCAGCATTGATTAAAAAGTAGTATCATATGAGGACAGGTGATTAGATACGTAGACTACAGTACCCGATGATATTACCTAGTCTATTACGCACTGGTTCATTTGGTGTTACTAGATCATCTCTTTCTGGATACTTATCTTTCACAGAAGCATCGACTATATACACTATACCAGCTACAGTATTTGGTAAGCCTTCAGGTTCACCAAATACTGTAGCTGTCAGTGGTATAGGAATATTACCAGAATATACAACATCCATACGACTAGTGGTACTGACTAATCTTACTGTATTACCTGATGGTTTGAGCTTAGTTATTACCATGCTATCTGAATTCAATATACTGATTACATATGGTGTCATGTTGATTACCTGCATTATACTATCCTCTAATATAGTTGTAATTTATACTACAAATGATTTATACCCACCTACGCATGTCATATGCGTAGGTGGGTGATTGACATTTATCAAGATGTCATATTAACTTCTAACTCACTATTCACGAAACATTTATCCTTAACGTAACGTGGATGATGTGTTTTATTCACTAGTCGGTATTCTTGACAATCATTATAATGTTCACATGTATATCTGAACCCATAGACTCTAGCACAGTGATTAGTTCGATCGAATTTTACATCTCGTATCACCTGGTAATTCGACGTATGAGATACGTATTCGATTCCGAACTCAGATAAGCATCGTTTGAATTGAACATGATTTACTGGTAACCAGATAGCTTCACTATCTTCACCATAATCATCGATACGTTTTAGTAGTATCACACGGTCGATTACATAATGATGCTTATCTATTATCTCAGATAGAGATAGTTCACCATTGGTAGTATTATATATGATGATATCTTCTTTATTACCCTGAGATCTCTTCCACTGTCGTAATTTAGCTTCAGTGTTACATCCTGAACTATATAGCTTTTGTAGATACTTCTTAGTGATTGATAATTTACTAGCTACTTCACTAGATGATAATAATTCATCATCCCAAACAATCGCTCCGACCTTACCTACATTATCAATCGTAGTGTCATCTGTCATCATTATGATATCCTCCGTGTATTTGACGTTTATCTGATATGCTTATCTCATCGAAGATCAGGTAGTATATCAAAGTAGTATCTGATATACTTACTAATCGAAGATCAGTAGAGATGCATCAAGTATTATATGATACCTTCTACTATGATGATATATACCTCAAATAGTAAGCTACTAATAGATCACACTATTATGAGTAGTAGATACTTATTGCTCATGCTGAGAGTGCATAAAAAATAATACATCATAGCATACCCGTAATAGGTATGCTATGATGTATATTTAGATCACATCCAACTACTGTATCTTATTAACTAGCATATTAAGATTAGGATCAAATTTGACTACTGATGCATCGAAACTACCAGATCCTTCTGAAACAGTACGTCCAACACAGATAATATTATCATTATCATCAGTAACTACTTCATAGAACCTATCAATAATTGCATCATTATGTAATTTCTTAGTAATTATGTCAAGGTTAGGATCGAACTTGACTACTAATGTGTCATGGTTACCAGTTCCTGACGTACTACCTGAAGCAGTACGTCCAACACATATGATATTATCATTAGAGTCTATAGCTACTCCATTGAACCAATCAATACCATCATATATCTTCTTAGTCAATATGTTAAGGTTAGTATCGAACTTGACTACTAGTGCTTCATCAGAATCAGTTTCTTCTGAGACAGTCCATCCAATACATATGATATTATCATTAGAGTCAGTAGCTACTGTATAAAATGCATCAGCACCACTACCATCATATATTTTCTTAGCAATTATGTCAAGGTTAGGATCGTACTTGACTACTAGAGCAACATCAGAATCAGCTCCTTCTGTTTGAGTACGTCCAGCACATATGATATTACCATTAGAGTCAGTAGCTACTTCATAGAATCGGTAATTACCAGCTCCATCATATATCCTCTTAGCTAGTATGTTAAGGTCATTATCAAACTTTACTACTAGTGCATCATAATCACCAGATCCTTCTGAAACAGTACGTCCAACACATATGATATTATCATTATCATCAGTAACTACTTCATAGAACCTATCAATACCACTACCACCGTATACTTTCTTAGCAATTATGTCAAGGTTAGGATCGAACTTGACTACTAGTGCTTCATCAATACCACTATCTTCACTATAAGTATTCCCAACACATATGATGTTGTTATTGGAATCTATAACTACCCCACTGAACTCATCCAAATTAATACCACCATATATTTTCCTAGCTAGTACATTAAGATTAGTATCATACTTGACTACTAATGCATCATCACCACCAGCTCCTTCTGTTTTGATAACGCCAACACATATGGTATTACCACTAGAGTCAGTAGCTACTGCGTAGAACTCATCAAAATCACATCCATCATTACCATCGATATTCATTACTTCATTACTCACTTTCATAACTTACCCTCCTAAGGCTATCATGTCAGATATCTGACTTTTAGTGTACGTATAGATTAATCTATACGTTATCTCATCTAAGATCAGTAAGTACATCTGGTTATATCTGATACCTTCTACTAATCGCTAGATCAGTGGGAGGTATCAAGTATTATCTGATATCTTCTACTAATCAAAGATCAGTGGGAGGTATCAAGTATTATCTGATACCTTCTACTATAGTGATATATACCTGAAATAGTGACTGATTTAGATTACTACTATATATACTAGCATAATATTATTACACAGTTTCAATAGTAGATAGTATCTGAAATAATAAGCTACTAATAGATCATCTATCTCAAAATCCCAGGATATTTCAGATAAGATAATAAGTAACTCAAATACACCATTTTCACCCACTATAGAACCGTACGTAGTAAATCCAAATATGCCCAAATATGACCTTCACGTAGGGATATACGTGGAAGCTCTTTTTAGCCTATTTTCAAATCACTACATGCGGTTCTATAACGATTTGAGTTTCAAAGTGCATATTTGCTATATTCGAGTATCACTACCATCACTAGTATAAGGCGTAAGCTGTATCTATCAATCAAGTACACTAAGACCTCCATAGCATACCCATGATAGGTATGCTATGGAGTTTAGTATCTACTACATGTACTACTTATGCACCGAGTCCGCCATTACCTTCAAATACAGCAGACAGTCCAGTGACAGTCAACATAGCTGCCATAGGTGTGAGTACGATAGGCATCTCACGAGTACTAGCGATGAGCTGATTGTAAATAGCTCCATCTACACTAGGAGTAGCTTGAGCTACAAATGAACCACGTACTGCATTGCAAGCAAAGTTCAGAGTACTACGAGGATTATTAGGACGTACTGGTACCATGATGATACGATCAGTCATGTACTCAAATGTAGTGGTAAAGATATTCAACACTACACCATTAGGAAGAGTTCTACGGAATTCTACCTGACCATCATTGACTGCATCTGCTGAAGTATCTCTCAAGTGATCATGATAATGAGGAACTGTCAAGAGTGCATCTTTGATAAATCCTGAGGTGAGTACATTGAATACTACTTTCTCACCAGTACCAAGCTCTTGTTGATAAAAAGACTCATTCATCAAACGTGTTACTACTTCCAGCATGATTTTCTCAGTATAAGAACGGACATCACCAAGACGATCTGACTCTTTGATAGTTACACTATTTGTCACATCGATATTACCCTGATATACATAAGGGCGAATACGTTGTCCACTAACATAAGAGTTAGCAATAGATTTAGAGTAATGGATATCGAGAGCAGCTTCTGCTGTGATTTTGTCTTTGATCTCACTGATACCATTCATGATGATATTGATACCACGATCATCGATTCCGATACCCTGGAGTTTAGCAAGACCATCGATTACTACTTCTGGACGAGTCTGATTCAGAGAATACTGTACTACTGTATTAGCTGATCCTTTGATCTCGTAACCATATTGTTTAGAGAGGATACGGAGAGCTTTAGTTGTCTTACGTACATTCTCTTCTGAGAAATTAGCTGCTACTTCATAAGCTGCAAGCTCGATAGTGAGAGTGTCGAACAGGGTCTGATCAGCACTGATTACAGCATTACCAGATACAGTAGAAAGTTCAACAGAGATGATACCGTGAACGATCAAGTTAGAAGTCCTAAGGTTGATGCTACCAGATACGTTGTATGATACTTTGATTACTGCATCTGCACTGAAGCCATCAAGGATTGTAGATACTGTACCATCCATGATAGTAGTAACATCTTTGAGACCAGTTACACCAGTGAGATTAGCTGAACGATCAGCTGAATCATTATTATTGAGGCTCATTACCAAACGAGCTCCTGATTCTGTCATAGTGTTAACTGGAACCATCTCAGTAACGCTACCATCACCCACTGTAATGTAGAGAGATTTGATACGTACATCATCACCTACAAGATCTGTGTAATCGACATGATTGTACCCATAGGTACCAGCATCGAGAGAGTAATCGAACATGTTGAGTTCAGTACCAATTTTAACAATATTCTCATCGATCAGTTTATTAGGAGTAGTATCATTAGCTGTACGCAAAACGATAGGCTTAGGATCGATATTCGCTGGTGATGGATCTCTGTACAGGTCAACGAATGGAGTCTGATGATCACCTTCACGTACTGAACTATTATTATCACGAGACTTGGTGAGGTCATATGTCTCAAGATGATCTACTTTGAAAGTCATGATGTTCGAAGTAGTGGGGACTGTTGGAAGCAGACGTTGAATAACTGAACGGTGAAACCTAAGGATACTTACAGTGATAGCTACTTTAGCATCAGTGATAGTATTATTAGTAGTGGCACCAAATGCTTCAATGGCTGCTTTTGGGTCCATGTACATATTGTCAACTACTTTAGGATCATAGATTGTATCGAGATCCCTCATCTCAAATTCACCATGAGAAGCGGAAGGTGAAGAAGATGCGAAGTGAGTCTGAAGGTCATAGTTATTAGTGTAGTTATGAATACACAGTCCTACTGATTCAACAGCAGCACGCATATCTACTTCACTGATACCACAAGATGCGCAAAGTGTCTGGATATCTTCAGGACCGATATCAGTAAGAGCTACCTGAGGATTAAAGTTGCTGATAGCAGTATTGAATGACTCAAGTGAAGCCATCTGATCGCCAGCAAGATTAGTCTGAACGAGGAACTCTTTCACATGACCATATACGCCACCGATCACATGTACTTCATTATGATTCATATTATCTGGAGTAGCTTGGAGATCAAGAGATTCGCAGCTACCAATAAATTCTTCAAAGTTAATATTGCTCATGGGTAATTTCCTTTATTTTATTTTCAAATTAGTTAAGAATCGTTCCGTCTCTTTAACGCTCACTAGGAATATATACTGACTCTTCCATATGGTTGCTGCCGAAACTACTTCAGCGGTATAATCAGTACCAGCTATTACTTTATCAAGTATATTTACTACGTACATCTTGTACATTAGATCATCGAGTGTCTCATCTTTAGCTAGTTCTAAATCTAAACCTAAGAGACTTTTCTTACTATCGTGTGTATTATCGTTATCGCCCTCTTCATCAGTTTTGGAAGCACTAGGAGGAGGCGTATTTGCTGGATCATCCCCACTATCATCGTCGGGATCTGCTTGATCGTCTTGTGGATTATCAGTAGTATCTTCATCGGGATTATCTCCACTATCATCGTCGGGATCTACTTGATCTTCATCTGGATTATCAGTAGTATCATCATCTAGTTCTTCGAAAGTACCTATCGTCTTTACAAAACTATCTGATTTGACATTATGTAATATCTCCTCTAATGTGATTACGTTATTATTATTGATACTGAGGTATTCTAATATTTGTTCAGTATCTACTACTGCATATCTGGTAAGATATACATATCGTCTTACAACTTGACTACTTAAATATTCTGATAGAGATACACTACCTATACATGGTGGAGATGATATCGCTACTAGACTACATAGATCTATCAGATGAGTATGTGTTACTATTTCACCAGGGATGATGATCTTAGCATATATTGAATTATATGATGAGTTAGTAGTCATAGAATATTCAGTAGTAAATAATGTGCGATTACAGTGATTGATACCTAATTCATCTTTAGGTGTGATATGTATCCTTGGTAAAACTATATTAGTATCTGAGTAATCTAGTACTCCTACTATAGCTAATGTACTCTTCAGGTATTTGATGATAGGATTGACAATTATCGATAGTGTTGGTTCTGACATATGTACTAATGATTCTAAGTTAGCTAGATCTGTATATCTACTTAATGTATTAGTAGTAACATTCTGATATACTCTATCTAAGTTATCGAATACGTGCTTCTCTAACTTAGTTAAATTAGATGACCTCAATGTGATTCTAGTAGTCTTCACTAGATTATGAGCTGCATTAGATATATGTGATGTATCATCTCTAGTAGCTTTACGTAGATAAATAGCATCTACATATTTAGCTATCAGACGCATTATATTTATTCTATTATCAGTCACCACGGGTAGTTTCCTCTCATTAGAGCTGGTAGTTAAAGTGAATACATTTAGACAATAATCTAGGTATATTCACATACACATTAATCTATTATTTTTGGAGAATTATTATGCACATCGATGCTACTTTATTTTATGACTTACTAAGACTACTAATGCATATCAATACTGTAAAAACTAAGCATCTAGCTGATGAGCTATTTGAATTATACGTCGATAGCGCATCATCATTGAGTACTAATAATATCAATTACTGTAATCTATATATATCGTTATGCAAAGATGTTATCTCCCAGGGATTACTACTAGAAGAAAACAAGTCAGATATCAGTAACCTGATGACTCGATACTTAAGTAATAAGGTATTCAGACGAGATAAGGTGATAAAGGAAACTATCCGTGGATTACTGAAGACTAAGACAAATGCTACTACATTAGCTAACCTATCTGAGAAGCTCAACAACATAGTTATATGGCATAAGAGTAACTCATATATCAGTAAGTTATATGGGAGCATTAGAGAATGTAAACTAGCTTATAACGTAGAAGATCAGACTGATAAGATTACAGAGATAAAAGACCTCATAGGTGACTTTAAGAATACTATCATGGATATCGATAGTTTCATAGGTAAAGGTGGTCCTGTAGAGAAGATTGACTTTAGTAAGAAGTCTAGTATCAAAGATGCTGTCTCTATGTATAAAGATAGACATGTAGATTACATATTGAAGACTGGACTACAAGGTCTCAATAAGATGTGTGGTAGTAAAGGTGGTTTCTATTTAGGTGAGAGTGTATTATTCTGTGCTAGGCAACATAATTACAAGAGTAGTATGCTGAGGTCTTTAGCTAAGTGGATAAATGATTATAGTACTCCACCTAAGATACCTGGGAAACAGCCAGTGATCCTGATTATATCATTTGAAGATATCGGATACATGAGTATGATGAAAATGTTCAATCAGATGTATAAGTCTATCACTGGTAATAATCCATCAGGTGATATGACAGATGAAGATGTAGTAAATGCCATCTATGATTACTTTAATCGTGGCGAATTCACTATAGTGATTGAGAGATATTTACCTGATGAATTTGGTTATGATGACTTAGTTAGGTTACATGAAAAGTATACTAACTCAGGATACAATATAGTAGCTTGCATCATAGATTACTTACTGCTAATGAAGAAAGGTGATGGTAAATTTAGTCGCTCTGGTAATGATGTATTGATAAATCAGCTATGTAATCGAACATGTAACTTCTTTAAAGCAGTCGGTACTACGTTCTTTACTGCCGCACAATTAAATAGAGGTGCTAGTGATATCGTAGGATCAGGTGTCCCACATCCAGTAAAGCAATTCGGTGAACGACATACTGCTGGTAGTATTGGTATAGGGAGAGAATTTGATTTCGTAGCTTATATGAACATTGAACTCGATGATGCTGGTAGATCTTGGCTAACTATGCAATGGGGTAAACATAGATATGTTGATGATACTCCAGAAGTAGACAAGTTCTGTGCTTACCTATTTGAAGATCCTATTATAGGTATACCAGATGACGTCCATAGTAACCCAGCATTTGTTAGAAATATACACTCTAATCCTACTACATCTAAGATAGAGCACATTGACATTGAGTCAATATTAGGTATCAAATAATGATAGACACATCATAAATACTATAGGAATTTATATCATGATACACTGTATAATAATAGATAGATTCGATATGCCGCATAATAAGAATCACCCACTTAAATGGATCGCATGTGGTATCGTGAGATTAACTAAGTTGCTCACTTTCTTTAAATGTAACATATGGAGAGAGTGTAATGAATAAAATAATAGTCAGTAAGATCATAACAGATACATCTCATGCTAAGAGTACATTCGCTGTACCAGATATAGTAGAGCTGATGCGCATGTATATCACAGTAGGTGAGGAAGTATATATCCCTGTGAATATAAGAAAGAATGAAGTCACCTTCTGGGAGACAGGTGGTCGTAATGATAAATATGTATCATCATTAGGTACTATCATTTCTGGTAGTAATGATGAGCTACTAGATGCTATCTTGTTTAATAAGTTAAATAAGCAAGTGAATGGTAAACATGCATTGATAGCACTTAGACCAGGATACCATATATACGCTGGTAAGATTAGCGTGAGACATAATACTCTATCGCCTAAGATCAAGATCTTTAGATTAGTATACTTAGGTATAGATGATGAATTATCTGATGATCCAGTAACTACTGGTATATATGGTAAGTTTGTTATAGATAAAGTATATACATCAGTGAGTGATACTGTTGATTGTACTCCTGCATCTAGATTAGTAACTAAGTTATTTACTAAGCAAGTAATGCGTCCTTATTATGTAAATGGGTGGTCATTCTCTGAGATAAAGAAACTATCTAATGTAGATATCTTGAATGGTGCTTATATTGATATATTGAGTGATGATACTAAAGCTATCGATGTGAATAGAGGTGATGATTTCTTAGATAAGATAGAGGATAATATCATCAGTATCGGTAATAATAATCTATCTTCAGCTCTCATGTGGTTAGATTTTAATACTGGTAAGATGGGTATCAAGACATTAAATGATGTACGATTGAGTAATATCATTGGGACTATTAGAGATGCTAGTGTAATGGGTAACTTCACTATAGATCTAGCTGATATGTTAGATGCATATAACACTAAGCTACTATTTGATACTGATGATCTTGACACATTACGTATGGCATTGAAACATGATGACATATATACGATTGAATTATATGACGATGTATTTGTATTACTATTAGCATATCGGGGATAAAAAATGATACCTTCACTCACGCATGTTACTGCGTGAGTGAAGGTAATCTTTGTTTATATCAAATCTCTACTGACATCAGAATCACGTACACGACCACATGTTACCGTCTCACGACATCTGCGAGAGATGCATGGTGGTGATAGATTAGTTCCATTAGCTATATTACTTAACCTAGCTACTTCATATATCTCTTCTTGAGATTTAAGACATAATCGTTTAGCTGTCTTATGATGAAATGCTTTAGTAGTAGCTCGTTCAGTATATTTCACCATTGATCCATATGGAATGAAGTGGATGAGTTTATCAAGACCATAGTGTCTAGTCATACTTATCCAGTTCTGTTTGATGTCACTATATCTAGCTACTAATTCACTATGTCTCCTTAGTAATGGTGGTATATATAAACTACATGTGATATGAGGATTAGATCTCTCTATGGTACGATGACGTTGATCTTGTCCATAACTCATGATAGATGTAGATATCTCTGTAGTGATGTTATCATCTAATGTATCTGAAGTATGTGGATCATATGGTGATAGATTGAGCTTATCTGGTATAGTGTTAAGTATATTTGGATGCTTACCAGACACGTTAGATACGATAGGTGATATAGCTAAAGATACATCATGAGTGGACATAGTAGGTACCCAATGATTTATAGGTCGAACTCCATCTAGTATAAATTCTAACTCTGTACCTGTAGTAGATAACTTTACCATATCAAATAGGATATCTCTCAATGGTTGATTCCAAGATACATTATACATACTAGCTAATGCGATAGTAGATAATGTATGAGCTAATCCTGTTGGGGTAATTGTAGATATGACACAGCGTAATTGCTCTTGAGCAAATCTAGTAGCTTGCATATTGATAACTTTACTAGGTAAGTTAGGACGTTCTTTAACTATAGCTAAGATTGCATCTTCTGTGATGATATCGATATAGTCTTGATATAACTTTACTCCTGAGAATACATATGTTATCAGTCTCAATCTATCAGCTACATTAAAGTCATTCCCTATGAGATACTTATCTATAAATTCACTGACGTGAGGTAGTAGTGTATCTGAATTGAACATGTCTGTACAATATCTACCACTCCGTTGTAGTGAGTTATAAAATGGGTGATTCATATGTAGTCCAAATGTGACTAGTGACACCGGTATAGATTCTATCATAAATGTATGATGGGTACTCTCAAACGTAGTATGATGTCCAGTGTTATATAATCCTCTCTTGAGTGGGACACTTTGACACTTTTGTTTAGCTACTGATAATGATGGCTGGTAGCATATACTTGCTAATAGTTTAGCTGATGAGATCTCGCTGGTGTCTAATTTAGATATGTTAATCATGGTATCTCCTGATGATGTATATGAGTGAACTATTTCACGCTATCGTTTAATATGATCTACTGTAGTAATATATACTTGAGATGAGTAGATATCTTTTACTACTACTTCAGAGTGAATAAACAAAGACACTACTCACTACCACGTATGCGGTAGTGAGTAGTGATATATGTCAAATACTATTGAGTAGGTACTTTTTACTGAAGGCGTACGCTACACCGATTGCATCACTTGTATGTTCAGTTAATAGATCTGGCTTCCTGATAGTGATATCTTCATTAGCTAGTAATGCTTCTTGTACAGCCATCTTATCAGCATTACCCATATCAGCTACTATCTTTTTGATAGCCATTGGTGCTATCGTGTGTAGTCTCTTACCATGTTTAATATTAACTATACGCTCTAATGTATCCATCATCAGTAGTAGAGATTTAAAAGCTGCTACTCTATATGGATTAGCAAATACATCTTCCACTATATATAGATCATATTTAAGACGACTAGTCAGTTTTGTTAGTATGTCTTCTAAGATAGTCAACTTGACACGGTTCCGATGATACACATTATTAAAATCATTCCGCATCTCTATATCAGTGAGCTTATTTAGATTTATTGTATTATGCTCAGTCACGTCTAACTTGAGCTTAGGTTGTAATGTGATTCGACTTTTCACCCAACCGAGATTAGATCCAAGATCGATTGAGAGACAGTTTAACGTAGTCTTACTATGTATCATGTACGATCTCCTATGTGTTTAATTACATCTTGTAGTATGATATCACATTTACTCGGTGACAGTGGGATAGGTATATCCATGCTGATACATCTATCTCTATTTGCACGATACCAAGCGACAACATTATCTTGTGGTAGATCTGACGTACCTGTGAATCCATTATCTAACCAGAATATGAGATCACATGTAGCTATAGTATCAAATTCATTCTGATATCTAGCATCATCTACGATCATCATATCTACTCCACGTTCAGCTAGCACCATGGCATGATGTGAAAATAACTTCACCCAATAATCATTATCATCTTTACGTCTGATATGAGTACCATGTGTTATAAGTAGTTCTCGTAATGTATATGTGGTTGACTTAAATGTATCCTCATTATCAGTAAGTCCACTAGATATATGTAACTCTACAGCTTCATTTAGATATGGGTAATCACCTAATGTGATCATATATGTATTCTTATCTATACTCTTATCAAATATTACATCATATGGGATACCATAATATTCAACTATCTCATACCTCATAGCCTCTGCAAATGATACTATTTCAACATCACTACCATTACTAATTAGATACTGATGTAATGCTAGAGATAATGTTGTCTTACCTACTCTATTCCGTCCTGTAAAGAATACATACTGCATAATGTCACCTTATAATTAATTTTTCATTTATCACCTATAGGTATGATGCTGGTGAATAAAAAGATATGTGCATAATCACTGAGTAGATAAGTACTGACTTACCACATCATCCATCTCTAGGTAATCTGGGAAATTATGATACTCACTACATAAGTATACTGCATTTTCTCTTAGATGTATCAGGTTAGAATAGTAATCTATGATTGATGATCTATCTCTACCTTCGATACTATATACTACTCCTGTGAACGTATCTCTAGATATATTAGCTGTACGCATGATACATGGGTATGCTGATTTAAAATCACACTGACTCACGTATAAAGAAAGTGTAGTCGGTACTTTATTATCACTACTAGTGGTATCATTTGACATGGTGACATTCTCCAATTATCTATATACTCCATTCTCAGTACCTATTATATCGGGAGTGGTGAATCTAAAATAGGCTAAATATGACCTTCACGTAGGAGTATACAGTACTAGATATCTAAGCATATCCCTACATTTTCAACATTATGCGGAGGTAATACTAGACCACCACAATTACTAAATAACTTATCTAACTTCACATAGTTATCAAGATTACTAACACTAGCTAAGATCTTACCTTTAGCTAAATGATGACGATAAGTACTATTGGTACTTTTGATACCAGCTGCTGCAAACTTAGATATTGGAGTCATACCAGCAAGAATAGACATCGCTAATAGATCATTATTCTTCATCTCTAGTAGATATAATGATATACTATCGAATGCATTATATACAGTATAATCCATGAAGTGACGTCGCTGATTGACTGCATGAGAACCACCATCTTTTAATGGTAATTTAGATAGACCTAATTCCTCATCTAGTATAGCATCTAGTGTATATTTTGCTCTAAATCCAGCAGTTCTACGTACCTGACTAAATAGACTCATACTATCTATAAATTGAGAACCAGAAGTACAATGTAGGTAATCCCACTTTAGAGTGAAATGTGCTATCCTCTTATTCTTATCTGCAATATAAGATACGTAACGGAATGATTCATCTAACGTAGGGTCACAGAAAATAGATTCAGATGATACTTTCAATAATTTCAACCTATCTAGTATATATGGGATATCATAACCCATATTCCAAATACCTATCATATCTACTTGCTCATGATGGATATTCTTAAAAGTCCATGCTATCAGTTCTATCTCATTAGTGAATACTTTAAGCTCATACTTTAATCCTTTCATAGTAGAGATGAGATTCTGTGGTATCTTTTTAGATGGATTTAACTTACTAGTATAATCACCTAGTGATTTCAGCAGATAATTATTCATCTCTACTTCTGATACTTTGATACGATTGATATTACCATTAGTATCTGTCTCTTCTCTATATAAGAAGTGATCTAGTACGCATAAATATACTGTACCATTTGCTATATACGATATGAGCATAATCTCATCTGTATCTATCGATGTTTCAATATCTAAGAATCCATATGTTGGTGGTATATCTATTTCAAATGTATTCATGTAGTGCATCTTGATTAGAGACTCTATTGAAATATCAGCACCAAATATATAAGGAGATCTAAATAGGACAGCATCTTTATGATATCCAGGACGTAGACCTAGTACTTCAGCTAACTTTCTTCGTAGATCTATATTCTTTACTGTGAACTTATCTAACTTAGATATATCCTCTAGTTCAATCTTATACTTATAATCACGATATCTCTTCTGAGTCATGTAGAAAGATCTCTTAGGATCTACATATGTAGCTAACCTAGATGATGTACTACCATCATCATACAGTGTTCTCTCTTTTACGATGACAGCTTCAGTGAATTTCTTCTTCACTAGACATGAATGCATACATGCTTTAGATACTATTTTTTTAATACTCATAATACATACTCCTAAAAAAAAGCGTAATGTCATATCGATTATATACCTATACATATGAATGGATCGTATGAAAAATAACATCTATGTACACTGGTTCTGATGTACTCTGAGTAGGAGCAAACATCTCTTGCTCATGCTAAAGTGTAAAAAATAAAGATATCATCCTCACCTACACATGTGATATGTGTAGGTGAGGATAATTTGTAGTTAGATTATACCATTAGTTATGTCGCTCAATGACATAATAGATAGCAGTTCTACCATCAGTACTGTAGGAGTCAATACAGATGATATACGAGCATCCATTACTAGAGGGTGATATAATGCAACATTGAGCGACATAGTTAATGGTACAATCACTAATGTATTGTTAACTATGATTACAGTTATCATTATGAGATCGTGCCACTTCTATGAAATGATCTAATGTATCCATAGAGAATCCTTTAGGAGTCACTATGATTACAGTTGTTACTGTGAGTGTTTCTAACCACTCGATTACTTCTGCTACATTAGTCTCTGTGGCGATGATACCAACCTCGACATCTTTCATTTGTATATCGACTTCACCTACTTTAAATTCACCAGTGATGAGATTAGCTACTAACTTATCAGGTAACACTTTACTATCAAAATCTAAGTTGACTTGTGATTTACTATTAATCGGTGACATATCCATCGGTGACTTACTATTAATCGGTAACATATCTGTACTCATGATTATCTCCTAGTAAAGATATCGTTAGACTCCCCCAACATTGGAGAAGTCTAACGATGTGCATTATACGGTCTTCTCAATCTCAGCAGCAATTGCGTCGATAATACCTTTATCCATCTGAGTACGGAGTCGTTTAATTACTGACACGGTACCATATTTGGTGAAAGTCTCACCAGATTTCAGATTACGTACATCTTTAGATCGTTTGATGATTACATCCTGACGACCATCTGGGCAGCGGAAACGAAGTTCCACACGATCTTCATCATTATGCTCGACGAGCTTATCTTTCGCCACCAACATCGAACCATGCATGAACTCATGATTAGCGTCAGTGATCTGCTCAAGAGAATCTTTAGTGATTCCCTTACTTGTCATGAATTTGACATATGGGTCACGATTCATCTGATAGATGATCTTACCAGGTTTATCTGAAATGAGCTTGATGTGATCATTAATGAACTTAGTTGCTTCATCGTAATTGCCTACTTTTTTAACATCCTTAGTTTCCTTATCCATATTACTTGCTCCTTTTTTTATAACTTACTACGTTAGATGAAACACTTACCAATTAAGTATTCCAATGATGATTATAGTTACTTCACATATACATTACTATTAGCATATCTGATTATATCTGATACCTTCTACTAATCGCTAGATCAGTGGGAGGTATCAAGTATTATCTGATACCTTCTACTAATCAAAGATCAGTGGGAGGTATCAAGTATTATCTGATACCTTCTACTATAGTGATATATACCTGAAATAGTGACTGATTTAGATTACTACTATATATACTAGCATAATATTATTACACAGTTTCAATGGTAGATAGTATCTGATATGTACTCTGCATTATCCCATACATGTATATATAGTAGTAATGATATTACTCAATCCTAAGTGGTAATGTAGCATCGTTTATATAACTCTAATAATTCCAGGTTAGTTAGTATCATATTAGTCATATCTATCATCGATTTAGTATGATCAATATTATCATTGAGATTATTAGATACTCGGTTGATTAGGTTCACTAATGATGAATCAAACTCGATACCGAATGTATCTGGGTTTTCTATTACATCTAATACTGTTACTAGGTTGATGAATCTATCTATTGTTAGATTACGAATACTATCTATGATCAATTGCTTTTCATCAGTATATGGATCGTGGTCTTCATGTATAGAATTTATCACATGTGTTAAGATTGATGTAAATGTGACTGTTTTATCACTAGTACGTAACTCACTTATCCAATGCATGATGATGTGATCTTCTATCATGTGATTAGTGAGTATGTATAATTTCCTACATAAGTAATGCTCCAGTGGCGCAGTTGTACAATTTAGATTAAAGCATATGATTAAGCTATCAGCTAATGTATCTAGCACTGTGAGTTTACTACCACAGATAGGACATGTATCTATTAACTCTACTGCTTTAAATCTTAAGGTATTCACATTATCTACTATACGAGCATACATTTCATTATTATCACATGATGGTACCTCGAATATATCTGGTAGATACATGCTCAAGTCTGATATGAATGCTACATGTTGTGGTATTTTATTGTTCTCATATACACTTACCTTAGATACATTATTAGTGTCGATATCTTTACGATATTGTTCCTCTGTTTTAGTTACGATTATGTTATCCATATATGCTTACCTGTTATATTAGTGGAGTGGATTCAATGTTTTAGAATATATTAGCGATATTCTATGGATACAGTAATACTATCAAATAACAACTGGTAATATATATTAATCACTAATGTACAAGAGGATACTAATATGAAGATACTAAAGATCGTATTGCATAACTTCATTAGATTTCAAGTAGCTAACATTAAACACTTTGAAGCTGAATTTGATTCACCCATCACTATCATTACTGGTAGGAATGGGTATGCTAAATCTAGTGTACTCAATGAACTATATCCTTATGATAATAATAAGAGCTTATTCACTAAGACTGGGTATAAAGAGCTTACATTAGAATATGAGAATGACATATATGAACTCAGATATAGCAGAGAGATGGGTCATCTATTTATACAGAATGGTACTAATCTAAATAAGAATGGTACTAATGGAGTACAGAGAGAACTCATATATAAGTATCTAAAACTAGATACCACTAAACAGACTATACTCAAGTGCTCATTAGATATATGTAATATGAGACCTAGTCAGAGAAAATCAGTACTCTTAGATATGAACCCTATTGATATTAGCTTATTCATAGATAGACATAAAATTGTAAGGAAGGCTACTACTTCAGCTAGTAATAACTTAGATAGATTATATCAACGTCAAGCTCAATTATCATCACAACAGCTAGATACTGATAAGTTACTAAAGCTAAATGATACTAAGAAGAAGTATGAAGATCAGGAGAAACTATTACTCATATGGATAACTAAGGTAAATGGGTTACTGGAGGGCTTAGATACCGTCAGTGATGATAGTGAAATCATCGATATAGACGACTTACGTACTACCCTACGGGACAACTATAATGACATATTATCATATACACATATCGATAGAGCTAGTAGTGAAACTAAGTTGACTACACTACCAGTACATATCCAATTGCTAGATAATGAGATACTAGAATGTACTAAATCTCTAGCTACTGTAGTCACTAATATAAACGATTACGAAGCTAAACTGAAAAGCATCTCTAAGTCTAATACCTCATCTGAAGAAGAATTAGCTGATCTAGTAGTACACGCTAACACATATGAATTTAAGACTGACTTTATACCTCTCAGTATAGATGATATCGATAACGCTAGAGAGACTAATAATAAGCTAAACTACTGGCTGACTAACTTATCATATGTAACCTATGATAAGATCTTAAGTAAACATGAATATCAACTACTAAAAGAATCATTACGTGAACATAGTAACCTATTAAGTAGTGCTAAAATTGAAGCTAGTACTAATAGTAAACGTAAGAGAGATGCTAATAAGTTGATAAATGAATACGATACTGCCAGCATATGTGATAAAGGATCATGTGAGTTATATATCAAGTATAACTCACATGTCACAGCTAAAAAGAATGAACTTGCTAAGTTAGTCAAGATAGGGATTAGTTTATCTAAGCGAATAGATAAGCTAGAATCCACTTGTATGAATCTTGCTAAAGAATTAGAAATTCAGACTCTAGTATGGAAACACCTAGATGAGATATATAACTCACTATCAGGTCCCATCTCCAGATATATAGATATGAGTGATCTTCCTAACATAGTGCAAAATTACCCTAACGGTATATCTACTATCATCAATAACTACATACGTGAGAGTGAATCATATATATCTTATCAGAGCTTACTCAAGCGTATCGATATCTTAGAGAAAGATAAAGCTACTGTTAATAACAACATCAAGTTCTCATCTAAAGTACTTACATCTGAGTTAGATAAGTACAAGATCCAATTAGATGAGTTACGTAATGTACATATTACTAAGACTTTAGAGCGTGATAATCATGTAAATGATCTGAGATTACTAACTAAGTTTCACTCTAGTAAGTGTGAGCTTATCGAGTTATCAAATAACATAGTGATTATGGAAAAGGATACATCTGTAAGTGCTAGTATCGATTACTTAAATAGAGTGAATACTATACTAGATAAGATGCTAAATGACATAAGGAAAGAGCTTATAGATATCACTGATATCTGTAAAGAACAAGAGTCTATAGCTATCAGATTAGATAAGGAAGTGAATACTGTAATAGATGAATATAAGACACTACATACTAATAGTAAATTAGTTGAGGAGTCATTATCTGAACTACCTATCAATTACACTAAAGAGTTTGTTAATAGTATCATCACTACTACTAACTACTTCATAGGTGAGATGACATCGTATCATATGGTGATAGATCCAGTAGATACATTAAACTTTGTATTCCCTCTTAGTATAGAAGGTATCAAGATACGAGATATAAGTGAATGTTCTCAAGGTCAGATAGGTATCATTACATTAGCATTTAACTTAGCTATGATCATCGAGTTAGATCTTAATAATTACCCAGTATATGTAGATGAGATAGATAGAAACTTAGATACTGTACATAAGAATCTATTAGCTGATCTTATCAATAAGCTAGTAACGAATAAGATAGTGAGTCAGTTATTTCTAATAGCTCATGATCAAGTACTCATAGATGGCTTTAGTGGTGATACTATATTACTCACTAAAGATAGTATCGAAGTACCTGCTGGGTATAATGATAATGTGAAGATCACGTATGGGTGAATATATGAGTAGATGCTAAAGTGTAAAAAATAAAGATATCATCCTCACCTACACATGTGATATGTGTAGGTGAGGATAATTTGTAGTTAGATGATGTTATTCGCTACAACTGTAGCGATAACTGAGATGATCGTGAATATTATTACTGGACATATAACATACGTCCAACCAGCAATAATGATGATATCTTCATTCGTTACTTTAATTTTATCTCTCATAACTTACCCTCCTAAGGTATCATGTCATATATATCTGACTTTTTTGTGTACGTATAGATTATTCTATATGCTATATAATCACTAGATCAGGTAGCATATCAAGTAGTATCTGATATGCTTATCTAATCACTAGATCAGGTAGCATATCAAGTATTATCTGATATGATACCTACTATACTGATATATACTTGAGATGTCGCGAGATCACACTCTTCTAAAATAGTAATCTACTCTCTACAGTAGCAGATACATATCGCTCATGCTCAGAGTGCATGAGATGAAGATCAATCACCTACCCATACGAGTAGGTGATTGATCTGATACAATTAGTAGAAGGTATCGGATAATACTTGATACCTCCCACTGATCTAGTGATTAGAACTTGATTACACACAGGGTTGATTCGACGTATCGGTACGGAATACTACAGTACCGTACGGCTAGTTCCCACCTAGCTGATCCGATGATCCAGATCACATCCGTATTACATGCATGAATGTTTCTTCGGATCACTTTATTTGTGCTTAAATCTATTCGTACAAATGTGAATTCATTGTCATCTGTATCAGCACCTGTATCATATCCAGACAGCCAGATAATGTTGTTCTTAGTATCCACCATTATACCCTCTTCAATGGGGTATGCTAATATCATATTACGTATAATGTACTCATCACCACTACTGGAACTGGTAATGATGATTTCCTTGGTCTCATAATCAGCTACTATGCTGAACTGGTCAATTTCTAATTTCACTATATACTCCTGTATTATATCAAATTCAGATGAGATATCTGACGATTCATATGTGTATAGGATATTATAAAATCTCTAGATCATGTAGTGTATTAGATATTGTCCGATGTCGTGAGATCACGCTCTTCTAAAATAGTAATCTACTCTCTACAGTAGCAGATGCATATCGCTCATGCTCAAAGTGCATGAAATAAAGACTACCCTCGACTACACATGTGGTATGTGTAGGCGAGGGTATCGACGGGATATTATCTACTTCATTCACTTAACCTATTCATCATCTCTTTACTAGATAAGTGTATATACTTATTCACATCATTACTCAGATTATCTACTTCTTCTTGAGTGATGAGTCCTTTACCTATCCAGTATTCATAAGTACTATCTACGATATTATCATACATGAATTTATAACAAGCTGGGACATTAGCTTTTTGATCATACTCTATTGATAATGTACCAAATTCACCTACAATGACATCATCACATCTCATAGCTAACATCAGATCAATGAAACCTATTTTAGTATCAATACGATATGTAGTCTTACAAGGTAATGTAGCTATTGCATTGAAATATGCTAATCCATCAAATATGACAGTACCATTTAATCTGTGAAATGGTATGCATGAAATTACACTCAATGTATCATCTTTAGTGAGTTGTGTTAATTGCTGATACATATTAGGCTTAGATTCTCCATCAAATGCAAACTCATATACACTAGATATATCAACTATAGTGATATAGTCATTATTACCTACTTCTCTTACTATCTCTACAGGTTCAGCTTTAGATTCATCGCATGTTTCTATACATTGCTCAAGGTACGTAGATTTAGTAGTATCTTGTACTTTCATCATAGTGGAGAAACTGACATTACTATCCATACCTAGTAGATCATTAGCTAGATCTTCTAATGATACTATTCCTGATACTTCCTCATTTAGTTCATCGAATGTATCAATGAAGTCGTTTATTTGTTCTACTGATGCATCCATTATAGTACTCCCCCTTTCTCATACCAGAGATTATTATTCTTGAGCCTAGTGATCATAACGTCACTAGGAATAAAGTACTCATCATCTCTGGTAAATATACCTTCATACTCTTCTTCTAACAATATACCTTTAGCTACTATATCCTTAAGATGTACTTTGACAGTATCTAATAGTATATCATTAGAGGTTTTACTGTAGATAGATTTACCATAATTGAAGCTAGTTGGACCATGAAACATAGTGATAGCTTGTGGAGCTATGTATATCTGATCTCCAGATGATAATAGTAATGATCCACATGATGCAGCAAATCCTGTATTACACATGATCACTAGAGCTTTTGTACGTTTAATAGCTGATAGTAGAGCATATATGTAATTGAGTTCACCACCTGGACTATTGATACTGAAATGTAGAGTATGTTCTTCAGATAATGAATTTATCATACCTATCAACTTGAGTGATGTACTGATATCGCTAAATCCACAATTGAAATATACATAGACTGATTTAGTATTAGGTACGATCCTGTAACAGTAACCATGATCTGATACAAAATTGACGTCACTGCTAGATGGATCATCCTGCATACGTTTTATATTTAGATTTGATAATATACCCATGGTATCATTTACCTCTGTTGAATAGTGTATGGAATATACCTTTACTAGTTCCTTGATCCACTAGTACTTGGTTATTCTTATCTATATAGTACTCTATAGTTTTACCTATCACTATCTTAGTACTCTTTAGTATATCATTTAGTTCAGTATCAGTGAATGTTTCTAATGCTACTTCTCTTATGATACCATAATCATCTGGTATGATGATCTGATCCACTACATCTTCTGAGTAGTATGATAAGTTTTCAGTAGATGACATATATCGTTTAGATGCTTCTTTGAATCCACCAGATGGTACATTAGAGTCAAATGTAACTAATGAGACTAATTCTTTATTCATGACGCCAGTACGTTTATCTAATTTACCTTTAGACAAACCTCTAAGTGAATAGGCTATATTTCTAGAAGGATCTAGCATAGCTTCATCATGATATTTACCATATGGACCTGATCCTTTGGTATCTATGAGTACTAGATCTATACCGAGATCATCTACTCGCTTTACTTTTACTGATCTGATATGGTGAGATTCTTTAGATGCTTCTAATGACATAAGACGTTGCATACCCATGCGAGTATTGAGATCTACAAATGGATGTCCATGCTCACCATATAGAGTACCTTCAGTCAATCTGATATGGAATGTGGAATCAGGTCCTTTGATATTATCGATTACTGACTTAGTATCATAGCTAGTCTTATTACGAGTAGTTGTACCTAGTACTGCTACAGGTACATCAGTAAAGTACCCATCTTTATCTCTTACTCCCTTGCCTAGTTCTCGATTATCATCGACGATGCAAGTACTGACTGTGAAATATATATCAGTATCTGGTTTCATGTGAGATCCTTTTTTTAGTTGACATTGATAGTATAGACCTTATATGTGGAACGATTGCACATATGCCTATATTATATAAACCACATTACTATGGAGAACCTACTATGACTAAATCATCCATCGACAAATACTTTAAGCAAGTGAAGAATACTAAGGTGTTTATAGGTGATAAATTAGAGATATACATACCAGCATTTTATGCAGAACGTGACTTATTATATATCTCTAATCAGGTAAGTACATTAGGTATATTAAAGATGGTAATCAACTCTAGGATAGAGTCTACATTAATATTACCAGCTAAGATAAGTATACAACCATCTACTATAGAGAATAGAGTAGAAGATGATTATCCATATACAGTACTGACTCTAAATACAGGAGATATCTTCATATCTGAGACTGATGTCGTAAAGGACTCTAATATGGTGTATGTGATATTTACTACATTCTTAGCTCTAGGTAAGATACCTCCATTTATAACTTACGATAGCATCATCAGTCTATTCAATCATGATGAAGAATGTTTTGGTGTATCATTAGGTATCAATCATTCGATATTTGGGTTAATCTATTCACATATGTTTAGAGATGCTAATGATCCATTCAAATTCTATAGACATACTACTATGAAGAAAGATCCCATCATTGTACCTCTCAATCAGATAAGTCATTCACCTAAATCTACTACATCTAAGATAGTAGGTAGCTATATGAATGAGGGAATGATATCTGCTCTAGTAGATGATAATGATGGTGAGATACCTAATACTATAGAGAATATGATGAGAGCTTAATTCACATGAGTGATGCATCCTAAAATCTGTTCACATATGTCATCAGCTAATTCAATCGTACCATCTAATACGAAAGGATCATCATCGTTAAAATTGACATAGTATTCGATACTCTCCCTTAGTACAATTGCTCGTTCTTTGAGTTGGATTAATGCATTACTGTTATTCAGTCCTTGTCTTGACCTGAGATTCTTCGGCATTCTATTAATATTACTGACTAGGTTGATGACTCTAGTTAGTCTCTTTATCATACTCATTGCATCCATCATTTGGATTTCCTCCTAAGGTGATTATATTAGTTACTACTATAATATGAATCGAAATAGTAATCATTTATCCTCCTAAGGCTATCAGGTTCATCGGTATCATACGTACCCTCAACCACGTATGATACTGGCGTTATTCATTCTTTCTCCTTATGACTTCCCATCTCACGTATGTGGGATGGGAAGTCGTGGTGAATATTGTACTCTGAGCATGAGTAAAAGATATCTGCTCATCATAATAGTGTAGTCCTATACTAATACAACGTAGTCGTAACCCTAAGGTAAATTACATGATACTATTTAAGAAAGATTATGCGCATCTAGACGAGACTCATATACATTTACAGACTAAGAATAGATCATTTGTACGAATGCATGCTGTCCTAAAGCGGATGGGAATCAAGAATAACTTATTCCACTTAATCTTATTAGATCCAGATCTTGCAGATATCGATCCACATAACCTAGTGGATAATTCAGAAGAGTTAAAGCTTAAGATAGTGAGAGAAGCTAAGACTAATCCATATTACATATTTAGAGAACTCCTACGTATCCATGAAATTGGTACTGATGGTGTGCGATTTAAAGTGAACAGAGGTAATTTATCAATCATCTGGTTATACTTTAACCATATAGATAATTTAGTAATAGCGCCACGGCAAACACTTAAGACAGTTACAGCAACAAGTATTATTATATCAGTAATGTATTTCCTCTCATATAACTACAGATTCTCTATATTAGCTAAAGGTAATAAGTTGAGGAAAGTTAATATCATTAGGTTAAAAGATATGAGAGATGGATTACCAAAATGGTTAGTACATTCATCAGCTAATGATATTAATAATAGTGAAGAGATCACATATGATGCATTGAGTAATACATGTGATAGTTATGTAGCTCAGAATTCTAACTCAGGTGCTGATTCACTAGGTCGTGGTATGACTACACCTTCTCAATTTTGGGATGAGATAGCTTACTTTAATAATATCGATATCACATATCCAATAGCTATAGCTTCTACTGGTACAGCAGTAGATAATGCAAGAAAGAATCATGACCCATATGGTAATATATTAGCTACTACTGCTGGTAAATTGAATAGTACTGAAGGTGCTTATACTCACGCTATGATACTAGATAGTTTTGCATTCACTGAGCACTTATATGACTTAGATGATGAAGCTAAGTTAAATGCTACTGTAGCTAGTGGTAGTAGTGCTAAGATGATCTATAGTGAATTTAGCTATCAGCAATTAGGTTATGATGATGCATGGTTTAATGAAAAGGCTGCTAGATCTAAAGGTACTAAAGATACAATCGCTAGGGATTATCTGAATAAATGGACTCGTGGTAGTGAGACATCTCCTATAGATATCCTATTACTAGATAAGGTACATAGTAGTAAGAAAGAACCTGTATATGTGCAATATATCGATGAGTTCATGATCAGGTGGTACATACCAAAAGAACAAGTAGAGATACAAGCTAACTTCGTTAGGATACCAATCGTACTAGGTATGGATGTATCTGAAAATGTAGGTAATGATAATACCTCATTCGTATTTGTAGATGCTAGGAGTCTAGAAGTCATAGGCGTATGTATCTGTAATACAGTGAACTTAATTAAGGTAGCTCTACTAGTAGTCAAACTATTAAAGAATCCTAACATACTCTATATACCAGAAAGAAATATGGCAGTAGGCGTGATAGATCTTGTACTATTAGAACTGGATAAGGAAGGTATTAATCCATTTAAAAGAATATACAACTTAGTAGTGCAAGATCATGCTGATAATAAATTTAAGAACGTGAATATAGCCCATGGAGAATTATATGACAAGTACCGAAAGTACTTTGGCTTTAGAAACTCTAACAGTGCAACTATCGGTAGGAAATTCTTATATAATACAGTGTTTAAGAGAGCGTTAGAATTATCTGCTGATAAGATCAATGATGCTGGACTAGTACTAGAGATACAGGGATTGACTATAAGAAATGGTAGAGTCGATCATACTAGTAGTGGACATGATGATAGAGTAGTCGGATATATCTTAGCCTGCATGGTTGTACTATTTGGTAAGAATCTTAGCATGTATGATGCATTCAGTGATATGAGGAAGGATACTATATTGCAAGATATAATAGCAGAGGAGAATATAGAAAATGGAGTAGATATAGATGACCTCCAATTACGAATACAGGTACTAGATAAGCGATTATCTATACAGAAAGATAGAACTAAACGTGTAGGTATCATACATAAGTTGAATGATCTCAAATCACTATTACCTGACGATGCTAATAATATGATCAAGCGAGTAGATACAGTTGACGATTTAGTCAATACTAAAGCTAATATCAATGTCTACCCCGATATAGATATCAATGCATACTTTACAAACATATAAGGGAGAATCATGAGTACTTTAATAGGTAGTATCGATACATTAGATTCCAGCATGCCGATGTTCAGAGACGTACTAGGATCTACTGAATCTATAAGCTTACAGACAAGTAAAGAATTCCCTGAGAAGCTTATCTCATTAATCGATAGTATATTCGAATTTACCACTAAGCATGATAAAGATTACGGTGATCCTACAGATAGTTCTAGTGCTAGTATCAAACATAGGCGCATGAAGACTTTCATAGATAAGTATGTCCAACCTGAGTTTAAGAAGGTAGTAAAGAAATACACCGGTGTCGTAATTAAAAATCTAGAGACATCATATCCTAGCAACATTGATAATGTATGTAGTATATATGTATGCTTATCTAAGTGCGATACTTATATGAGTAAGTTAATTTATGCTGCTGAAGGTAATGTAAAAGGTCAGTTAAGAAACGCTAATACTGTAAAGGATGTATTAAAAGTAACTGAGAGTCTAGATAGAGAACGAGGTAAGATACTCAAAGAAGCTGGTACTCTTGGTGTAGTGATAGGATTACCCATTGGTATATTTGTCCTTGGTGATTTCTTACCTAAAGCTCATACTAAATATCAACCTACATCCAGAGAAATAGTATCAGCATTACTACATGAATTAGGTCACGTATTTGCTTGGGTTGAATATATGGCTGATCTGAGTTATACTGGATACTATGGCAATAATGCATTACGTGATACTGATCAATTGATAAAGAAAGATCCAAAAGGTCTTAAGAAAGAACTGGATAAGAAGCTAGATAAGGCTGGGGATAATAGTAAATTACGAATGAAATTATCCAGCTCTATCGATACATTACTATCTAAGATATCTGATGATGATATCAGTGATACTGAGAATATCTACGCTGGTAACACTCTATGGATAATACTAATACTACTACTGAGTATATATTTGGGTAAATATACTATATTCACCGCAGTCAAGTTAATGATAATACCTAATCCACCTAAGGGTAAAAGTAATAGTACAGGATCTAGATCTCTATATGTAGATGAAAATAATACTACCATGTGGGAACGATTAGCTGATGAATATGTAAGTAGGTATCGTATGAGTCCTGAGCTGAATAGTATGCTAATCAAAATAGGTAAGATCCAAAGTGCTATGATGGCACGTGGTTTCATGATACCAGTGTTTAATAGTACCATACGGGATAGTTTTGCACTGAGAGCTATCAATGTCGCATTGCGTATACCTGTAATTGTAGGTATATCTGTCATGGGTGCTAAACTGTATAGATTCAGTGGTTCATCATATGAAACTACTATCAAGCGATTAAGCCGTAATGTATCTAATAATATCGACATGCTGAAAGATAGTAGTCTACCACCAGCTATAAGGAATGAATTAATAGAAGATATCTCTATCATGGAGAAGCAGTTAGCTACTATACCGTTTAAGTTACATAATAATATTACCAACTTCATCAATCTACCTGGTAATATTATTACTTCTATACTAAATAATACACTAGGTGATGGTGGAGTAAGTAGTGACTATGCTAAATTAGCTATCAGTATTGATAATATGCTAAGTACTAGAGCCTATAAGACAGCGTCTCAGCTAGATACTCTATTTAAAAAATAATACAATGAGGATATAAACTCGATGTCATCTCATATACTAACACATTTCGATAAGGATCTAGATCTTAAGATTACACCTAAATTATGTGAACGATTCAATCGTATGGTGCTATCATTTGAGATATATAAAACTCACCCACTAGTACTCAACTCTAACATGTTAGCTGTAGAGAAGTTTGTTTTTAGATCCGATGACTTCTCTAACTTCTTTGAAGTACTATCACTAGATGAACGTGATGTCATAGCTATCATAAAAGCTATCCCATCTGTCAATAAAGATCATAAGGTAGTGTCAGATGCACTAAACTTAGTCTCTGTATATATGATACATAAGATAATGACTAGTAGATTACCTAGTAAATTGATGATAAAGACAGCTACTAACGTACTGAACTATCATCAGTACAGATTCATTGCTAGCGCTATCAATCACTATCTACCTCATGGAGCTAATTATGATATCATGCAAACAGTAATGGAAAGATTATCACTCAAGTATAGTATCAAGCAAGATCATACATGGAAGAAGGTTACCACTAATAGGTCTACTACGATAATATCTAAAGACAATATCCATTACAATACTGTCATGAACTTTAACGATGATGCTAAAGTACTATATCTCATCACTGATACTAGTACACGAATACGTAGTCAGTTACAAAATATCGTAGGTAACTACTTAGAGACTAAGGAAGCTGATGATTACATGAAATCATTTTCTCGCACCACTACGCTAGATGGTGAGAAGATACTCAAGGAACTCAATGCTTCTTTTAGTCATATATCTAGCGCTGTATATAATAAGATATTATCTAAGTCTCAGTTTGTTAACGAAGGTTATATCAAGATGGTGAATCATACCATCCCTATGATAAGTTATGGTATGTTGAAACGTGCTATATTAGTCATTACTGATGTAGCTAATATACAGGTAGCTGATAATGAATCTGAGAAGGTGATAACTAAACGTAATGGTACTATCATATCTGTAGGTCTAGTCAAATTGATAGATGATGTAGTGTATTCCATCTATGATTCTGCTATACATAATAAGTCAGTCAATGTGAATAGTAAGATAGCTATCTATACTAATACTAAGAAGATATACTCGGTATACCAGAAGACTAATAATGATCTCACTAATAATAAACTATCGATAGAGTATTTGATTACTGATAATAAAATCACACGAAGATCTAATACTATCTCATTACTGATAGTAGCATTATCACTCTACATATGTCTAGTATCATTTGAGAGCTTATAATCCATACACGATATCCATAGCATACCTATTACGGGTATGCTATGGATACGTTTAGTTCATATATCATCACTACTATATCTGACATTATCTCATTATCAGATATATTCAGATACTACTCAAATATACTTAGAATATACTACCGGATCTTCAAATACTGCTAATTTCAGATAAGTTTCAGACTTACTGAAATACCCATTTCTGAACGCCTATATTACTGCACGTAGGAAACACGAAATATAGCAAATATGGGGGGTCACGTAGGGATATACAGGTAGAAATAGCACCTCTCCTACCCCTTATAAAACCACGGGTGACAGACCCTCTTTTTTAGCACTTTATTTTAGCTGATATCTAGCTAATCTAATCAGATATCAGCTACATTTACCATCTGATTCTATGCTAAAAATATATGCACTTTGAGTAGTAGCGAAAGATATCTACTCATGTTGAAAGTGAGGTCATCTGATATGAGTAAAAAAGTATCTACCCCGAGGATTGGAAGAGTATTTGCAATTATCATTACACTATAGGTGCTGGTGATTTATATGTAAAATAAGTGATATATTCCCTGAGGAAAGTGGTTCGATAAAATCACTAGTATCGGTAATATAAGCACTGGTGATTTATGACTACAAATCACATCTGTACTAAATGTATGATTTGCTTCTGAGACCGCTCGTAAGCATTTTTAGCAAAACTTATACCCCGAGGAATGGAAGAGTGTAAAATCAGCTAATCACCTACTACATCGAACGTAGTATGTATTTCATCAAATCGAAGATCAGTAAGTACATCTGGCTGTATCTGATGTATCTCTACTAATCACTAGATCAGTGGGAGGTATCAAGTATTATCCGATACCTTCTACTAATCACTAGATCATGTGGCATATATTAGATACTAATTGATCCGTTACCTGATATCTAATTTTAGAGTAGATTGAATATATGTCTATTTAGAGTAGATTGGATACATCGGATATATGTACTTTTTAGCTAATATCTATATCAAATTTATTAAATATATCTAATTTCGGAGTAGGTATTTGATATTAAAATTAGATATGCGATCTCAATATATGTAGATGTTCATCACTCATCACCTAATTAGACATATCACTACGAGCGATACTATAGTGATTGAGAGATAATAATATGACTCACCACCGATATTATAACGATTGAACCCAATCTACTTTCACGTAGATTGGGTTCAATTGACTTACGTTCGGTATTACCGTGCTTGGTACCATCCCCGATAGAACAAGGGGTGAGCTGAAATTATTCGTACTACGTCCATGCTACATGGGCGTGAAGCTTACGTCCGGTAAACGTGGGACTGAGCAGTTTTGTAAATTGAAAAATTCATCAATAGTTGATAAATTTACTCAAAAATTCACTTTTTGGAATTGCAAGTTTTGATTATAGATCACTCACCATGATAGATAGAACCACTCTCTAGAAGAATGGTAATTTCACATGAGTTGAGATTGATAAAATAATAACTAGACGATCATTATAGCACCTGGTCATTTATGCACTAGCTCCTGGCGGCTTCGCCTCCAGTCGCAAGGTGGCGGTGGTAGCAGTGTTAGTGTCTTACCTATTATATATCCACCGCCTTTTTTTTTATATATTTTTTAAGTGGAGAAGTGTGAATAAAAAAAACATAAGTTACGATGCGTGTTATTTGTTTTGGAAGCAATCTGATTTTTCATCTCACAAAATGGAAAAACACAAGCACCTTACATATACTGCCTATATATAAAAGATTAGTTACGAAGCGACTTTAATTCTCCGAATCAAAGTTCGCTTCTCCCAATAGAATAGAATTAGAAATTCTAAGATACACACTAACTAATATTTGTAACTCGTTCATACAGTACAAACTACACGGTACGACGGAGAGCCTATTACGACAGTTGCTATGGTAAAGATTAAAAAATTAGCAAAGTTAGGTGAATAAGAGCTTATATTTTTAGAATTAGAGTGTAAAGTATGAATAGATCAATATAAAAGATACTAGTAGTACTATACTGTAGTGTGCAATAGAATTAGAAGGACAGATTTGGATGATTATATGAGTAGAGTAATATAAAAGATACTAGTAGTACTATACTGTAGTGTGCAATAGAATTAGAAGGACAGATTTGGATGACTATATGAGTAGGTTTGATATAGTCGATTTACACAGAGTACATGTGATATGGATACAGTTATGATTATACGATTCATTCACTAGGTATACATATATGAATATATCACAACATGCTCAGAAATGAGCATGTTGTGAATGTATGATGATCATAGATTTATGTAGTAGTTGTAAGAGTGACTGATAGAAATAGATATAATTACTGTAGGTAACTGGTAGATATATAGGTAGTAGCTGTAAGGTGATAGATATAATCATAATTACCATAGGTGACTGGTAGATGTAGATATATAGGTAGTAATAGTGATAATAGATATGAATATAATTACTGTAGGTAACTGGTAGATGTAATTGTATGTAGTATATGAGTAGTAACTGTAGTAAGAGTGATAACAGATATACGTATAATTACTATAGGTAACTGGTAGATGTAATTGTATGTAGTATATGAGTAGTAACTGTAGTAAGAGTGATAACAGATATACGTATAATTACTATAGGTAACTGGTAGATGTAGATATATAAGTAGTAGCTGTAAGGTGATAGATAATGAATATAATTACTGTAGGTAACTAATGTATATGAGTAGTAGCTGTAAGGTGACTGGTAGTTTTCTATATGGATACTAATGATAACTGTTAGATATGTTCAAGTCTATCGCAGATGATATAGATGACATGTAATCATGCTGGAGGCGATAATGGATCTAATAGGTATGACGAGTGAATGAGATAGGTGATAATATCTAGATGAGCAGATATCTTTTGCTACTCTTCAGAGTGTATATATTTTTAGTATGGAATCAGATGGTAAATGTAGCTGATATCTGATTAGATTAGCTATATATCAGCTAAAATAAAGTGCTAAAATAGCACATTTCCTACCCCTTATAAAACCACGGGTGACAGACCCCATATTTCTACCTGTATATCCCTACGTGACCCCCCATATTTGCTATATTTCGTGTTTCCTACACACGGTTCTATAGGCGTTCAGAAATGGGTATTTGAGTAAGTATGAAACTTATCTGAAAATTGAGATATTTGCTAGATCGGATAACATATTAGGCATATATTCTAAGTATAATTAGAGTAGATTTATATCACATTATCACTTATCATATATGATGCATCTAGAGTAGCAAAACTACATAGATTTAGTATCGTATAGATCCATTACATAAATGCACTTTGGAGTAGTAGTGAAAGATGTTTGCTACTGCTGAGAGTGAGGTCATCTGATCAGGTAGTATAAGATACGATATCCATAGCATACCTATTACAGGTATGCTATGGATGAGGATTTTATTATGTTACTGACCTACTAATGTAATATACTAACGCAGCAGATATTATCAATGAAGTACATACGATAAATCTGATCACTACATTACTATCATCATCATGTTGTGGAATCGGTACATCGTCAATGACTATATCTACTACATCGGTAATATATTCTATATCTAACGTATTATTGAAGATGACATTACTACATGTAGATGTATCACTAGCTTCACATATGAACATGTCAGTACTATGACGTTCAATACTATGTAATGTATAATCAGTAGGTGACCCTATTTGTACAGTATAACCTACTGAATCAAACATCACTATCATAGAAGTAGTATCACCATCTATAGTACATTCACCTATACATACGATATTACCATTAGACATTAGACATACATCATTGAATGATCTAGTGACGTGAGATTCAGCTAGATGTATCATCCCATCATACATGATTTTGACATAAGATGGAGGTGATATATTCATCATATGTGCTACTGCTGTGTTTTCATTATCGGTACTACCTACGAATATTAGTATGTCCTCGTTTGAGAACATGTTATTTATATGATCAGTAGTCATGAACAGTTACCTCTTGGTTTTATATACATGCTCCTCTTTTATGTGTGAATAGTGTATGTGATAAAAATAAATACAGTAGTTAGGATCACATGAGATATATAAGTTACCTCATGTGATCCTTGAATCCTATCTATAGATGACATTAGCTATGTCTGCTAGTGTCATAAATTCATCTATTACGTTCCCACTTGGGAGCATCAATGCTCCCAAGACTAGTATCGATAGTATTATCGATACTAGGCTGTCTTTATCTACTTTCATAACTTACCCTCCTAAGGTATCATGTCAGATATATCTGACTTTAAGATCAGGTAGCATATCAAGTAGTATCTGATATGCTTACTAATCGCTAGATCAGTAAGTATATCAAGTAGTATCTGATATGCTTACTAATCGCTAGATCAGTAAGTGTATCAAGTAGTATCTGATATGCTTACTACTATGTTAATATATACCTAAGATAGCGTGAGATCACATATGTCAAGATCCGATAGTCAGTGATAGATAATCTAACATAGTCTCTTTGTCAAATATAGAAGCGCCTCTGAATCGTAATACAGCTTCATCATATTTCTCATTAGCGTCTGAATAGTCACCTACGATATCCGATATACTAGATAACTGTGATCCACTCTCTAGGTATCCTTGATTTACAGCTACTCTAAGTTTATTATATATATATGCTTCAGTAGCATGTAGTACACATTTCTCTAAGGGTCTGATGCAATTATTACCTAGGTTAGTGAAATCATCATCATATGACAACATGCAACTTACTATCCAATTTACAGTATGCATCATGGGAGGTGATAGTTTGATTGAATTATTACCTAAGAGGATAGCATGAGGTGTCTGATATGAGGGTTGTCTATTGAAACTAGTGAGGGCATCATCTGCTGCATTTTGTACTGTCCTACCATATTGTTGATGCTGAGGATATACTGAGGCTAGTCCTATCGCTGTAGGGAATGCTAAATCTAGTATGACACTGATATCTCTAAATTCACGATATTCAGGTGGTATGTAGTAGATGGATTGATTACCTATGATAGATGATGTCTTAGGTGATTTGATATCTTTTAGCATCTCTCTAGTCAATGTGACTTTAGTAGGTCTACCAGCATATAAATTACAATCTACTAATACGATATTGACGATGATTTCTTCTTTTATGATACTATCTAGTGATAGGTTAGATTGATGAGGTTTGAATGTGAGTTCTAGTAGCTCATTAGGTATCTGATTGTATAACTTTCTTAATAGGATGTTGATGATGTTTTTCATATGTAGGCTCCATTTTAATATAGGTGACTGATAGATTATCGAAGATCAGTGGAGTATCGGATAATACTTGATACTCCACTATAGTATTATATTTGTTTACCGATGTAGATGACGTAATAAGATTGATAAATAAATGAAAAGGTGAGATGATGACGATGATGAGTAATTTAACTCCTACTATACTGACTGGATTGAGTATGTTATCGAGTATGGTAAAACGAATCAAGATGAAATTACCTGGTAATGATCCAAAGAATTGGGGTGGTACTATGATACGAAATATGTTAGTAGAGTCACAGTTAGATATACCAGATGGTATGCTTGATATGACTGATGATGAATTAGATGAATGCTGTAATGGTTGTGGTGCTGAAGGATCATTTATTACTCAATATATACCTGAGGATGTAGATGGTGTGAATATCACTAGTTGTTGTAATATACATGATTACCTTTTCTATATAGGTGGTGATTTTGAAGATTACCTATATGCTAATAGGAAGTTTATTGGAGATCTACTGAAGACTACAGATATCTATGCTAATACTAATGGACTTACTGCTGATGAAATTCATGAGTTACATAATAAGGTGCTAGTGTATTTCCATTTTGTAGATAAGTATAGCTATAGCTACTTTATCAATACTAAGGGTATTAGACGATCTACGACTGAGGTGATAGATATATTGAATGCGTATTCTGAATTATCTAAACCTATTAGTACGGACTAGATAGGAAATCATGTATGCACTCTCAGCAGTAGCAAATATCTTTACCTACTCCTCAGAGTGTACCGATGTGATATGAGTAGATACTGATTACTCATGTTGAGAGTGTATAAAAAATAATAAACTCATAGCATACCGTAATAGGTATGCTATGAGTTTATTAAGATTATGTATCACTACTACCATATAACTTCACTACTAGTGGAGTATCAGTACCGGTATCTTAGATAGTACATCCAACGCCTATGATATTACCACTAGAGTCAGTAGCTACTGTGTGAAAGTCATCATCATCATCAGTCACACAATATACTTTACTAGCTAGTATATTAAGGTTATTATCAAACTTGTCCACTAATACATCCCAATTACCAGCTCCTGACGTACTACCTGAATTTGTCCATCCAACACTGATGATATTGTCATCATCATCAGTGGTAACTCCATAGAACCAATCGCTATCAGTATCATTATAGATATACCTAGTCAGTACATTGAGGTTAGTGTCAAATTTCATTATCAGTGCGATACGATTACCAGATCCTTCTGAGATACGTCCAACACAGATAATATTATCATTAGAGTCTGTAACTACCCCATGAAATATATCACTACCAGCCCCATCATATATCTTCTTAGCTAATATGCTAAGATTACTATCATACTTGACTACTAGAGCATCCCAACTACCAGCTCTTCCTGATTGAGTCTGACCAGTGCAGATGTCATTACCATTAGAGTCAGCAGCTACTGCACTGAACTCATCCAAATTAATACCACCATACATCTTCTTAGCTAATACATTGAGATTACTATCATACTTGACTACTAGAGCATCCCAACTACCAGCTCTTCCTGATTGAGTCTGACCAGTGCAGATGACATTACCACTAGAGTCAATAGCTACTGCATAAAACTCATCCCAATATGTCTCACTATAGATCTTATTAGCTAGCACATTGAGATCACTATTAAACTTCACCACTAACGCATCCCAACCACCAGCTCCTTCTGAAGCAATATGACCAATACAGATGATGTTATCATTATCATCAATTGTTACTCCACGGAACTCACTCAAATCAGTCCCACTATATACTGTCCTAGCTAATATGTTAAGGTTAGGGTCAAACTTTACTACTAGTGCATCCCAATTACTAGCTCCTTCGGAATGATTCCATCCAACACAGATGATATTATTATCGGAATCAGTAATTACTTGTCTGAATCTATCACCACCACTACCATTATATACCTTTCTAACTAGTACATTAAGGTTAGTGTCAAACTTCACTAATGATATACCCACACGACTATCGGTCATTTCTGATCTGACAGTACCAACACATATGGTATTACCACTAGCGTCAGTAACTACTTTATCAAAATGCTCATTATCATTAGAGTCTATAGCTGCTTTATCAAAATCGCACCCATCGTTACCATCGATATTCATTACTTCAGTATTCACTTTCATATTCATACCCTCCTAAGGTATCATGTCAGATATCTGACTTTTAGCATGTGTATAGATTATCCTATACGTTATATATTCACTAGATCAGGTAGCATATCAAATAGTATCTGATGTACTTACTACTAATCGAAGATCAGTGGTAGGTATCAAGTAGTAGCTGATACCTTCTACTATGATGATATATATCTGAGATGTCGGAAGATCACACTCCTCCTGAAATAGTAAGCTACCGATAGCACTCTTGATAGTAGGTAAAGATGTTCGCTCATGCTCAGAGTGTGTAAGAATCATGTATCAAATGTAGTACATTAGCTCAATTAGATGACATATCAAATTATGCCTAATATGTCATCAGATCTAGCGATTAGATGACATATCAAATAATGCCTAATATGTCATCAGATATCTCAAATACTGCTAATTTCAGATAAGTTTCATACTTACTGAAATACCCATTTCTGAACGCCTATATTACTGCACGTAGCAAACACGAAATATAGCAAATATGGGGGGTCACGTAGGGATATACAGGTAGAAATAGGGGATCTCCTACTCATGATTTTATAAGGGGTAGGAAATGTGATATTTTAGTAATAAATAAGTACTATGATCTGATATATTTTAGTCATAATGGCACCTGATCTACTCACTAATAATCATAAGGAATACTAACTATGTCGCAATTGACAGATACAGCAGAATATGTACTGGACGCTAGATACTATTTAACAAATACCCAAGGTGATAAAGAAGATTGGAATACCATGTGTCATCGTATATCTGACGCCATAGGTAATGATGATACCGAACGTAGTGATTTCTATAGTCTCATATATGATCTAGACTTCTTACCTAATTCACCATGTCTAATGAATGCTGGTACTGATATAGGTCAACTATCAGCATGCTTCGTCTTACCAGTAGAAGACTCAATGGAATCTATCTTTGAATCTATCAAGCATGGAGCACTCATTCATAAATCAGGTGGTGGTACTGGATATAACTTTAGCAAATTACGTAGTAAAAGCTCTTTAGTAAACTCAACTAAAGGTGTAGCATCTGGTCCTCTCTCATTCATATCAGTATTCGATTCAGCTACTGATGTAATCAAACAAGGTGGTAAACGTCGTGGTGCTAATATGGCAGTATTACGTATAGATCACCCAGATATTGTAGAATTCATACATGCTAAAGAAGATCAAACTAAGTACAATAACTTTAACTTCAGTATAGCTATCACTGATGAGTTCATGGAATGCGTTAAGAATGATACATCATTTGATCTCATCGAACCTAGTACTAATAGTGTAACTGAATCGATATCAGCTAAAGATGTATTTAATCAGATAGTCAATCTAGCATGGAAGAATGGTGAACCTGGAGTCATTTTCATAGATAGAATCAATGAGTATAATCCAACGCCACATCTCGGTGATATCGAAGCTACAAATCCATGTGGGGAACAACCATTACTTCCATTTGAAGCATGTAATCTAGGTTCTATCAACTTAAGTAATTTCATAAAAGATGACGCTATAGATTATGAAAGGTTATCACACGTAGTAGCTAGTAGTATCACATTCCTAGATAACGTAGTAGATAAGAATATGTTTCCTATAAGAGAGATCGGTATAGCTACTAAACGTACTCGTAAGTTAGGATTAGGTATTATGGGATTACATGATATCCTTATCCAATTAGGGATTGCGTATAATAGTAAATTAGGTAGAAGTGTATCAGCTAATATAATGGGATTTATAAAAAAGATAGCTACAGATACATCTATGAAGTTAGCTAGTAAGTTGGGATCATATTCAGCATATGTTAATAGTGGAGATGATATCAGTCTTAGAAATGCAGCACTTACGTCAATTCAGCCGACTGGTACAGTATCCATGATAGCAGACTGTGCATCTGGATGTGAGCCATACTTTTCAGTAGTAGTACGTAAGCATGTCATGGATGGTACTGATCTCATGTTAGTTAATAAGCATTTTGAAACTGTAGCTAAACGTGAAGGATTCTTTAGTGATGAACTCATGGCTAAAGTGATTAGCACTGGTACAGTACTAGGACATGATGAGATACCAGAGAACTTTCAGAATATATTTAGAGGAGCACAAGAGATATCGCCTGAAGATCATGTATTGATGCAAGCTACGTTACAAACTAATGGAGTAGATGCAGCGATATCTAAAACTATCAACCTAAAGAACGACGCTACTATCACTGACGTATACGATATATACATGATGGGGTATGATCTAGCATGTAAAGGTCTTACTGTATATCGAGATGGATCTAGAGATCATCAGGTACTCAATACTACTAATGATACTGAAGTATCTGCACTGAGTAAGAGAGAATTACCAGATGTATTAGATGCTAAGCGATATAGATTAAAGGATACAGATGGATCATCTATTTACATCATCATAGGGTTAGATGAACGTAAGTTACCAATTGAGGTGTTTGCTAAATTCCCATTTGATAATAGAGTAGATCTTAGTGATAAAGCTACTAGCTGGGTCATGACTTGTAGATTAGTATCATTATTACTACGGTACGGTGTAGTCTTAGATGAGATCATTAAGCAACTAGAACGATCTAGTGGTAATATGTTTGATCTACCAGCACAGTTGAGTAAGTTATTTAAGTTATTCCTATGTGATTCTGGTAATCATTATCGTAGTATTTGTCCAGACTGTCAAGCTGAACTGATCCATGAATCCGGATGTGATATATGTAAAACATGTGGTTATAGTAAATGTATTTAGTATATTAATATACTAAATATCTATGTTATGAATAGCTAGAAATGTATCTAGCTAAGTTATGAATAACTAATATGTAAGGAGAAATGGTAATGAAAAATAAGTTATTGGATATGTTGATTAGCACACTTCTAGGAATGATGTCGCAAGATGTCTTGAAGGAATTTGCTAATACTGTAGTGACCTTTGTTGAAAAGCAGGTCAAATTATCTCCTAATAAGATAGATGATGCAATCGTACTCCCAATGTGTACGATGGTTCGTAAAGCATTTGATGTACGTAGTGCTGATCTTGTAATCGATAATGAGCCTGTCAAATAAAAAGTAATACCTCCTAAAGTATTCATAATTCCACCATAGTGCTGACGTCAGCACTATGGTGGAATAGGGTGTATTTATTTAGAGTGGTGCATCATCTCCTTCAGACGACTCAATTCATAAATCCAAGTATCAGTCTCTGGATCATTCATATCTTGCAGTGCTTTGAGTGTATGTACTGGTGGGATGGGGAAATGTAACTGTGGTGCTGGAATCTCAATCACTTTAGTACTGCATCCAAATAATGTCATTACATATACACATGCTATCAGTAGTATGTATTTATTATATCTCATAATAATTCTCCTATAGTACTAACCCATTAGTATCAGTACCGATTACATATTCAGAATCGATTACAGTAGTCTCTTTAACAGACATAGATCTGAATGAATGTATGATAGCATTCAATTTCTCTATGAGTGATGTAGGTATCTCATATCCTATACTAGTTATGAGAGGTTTACTAGATCCATCAGTCAGGAACCCTCTATATGTGATATTACATTTAGTTGATAACTTGATAGATGTAGCTGGGTCAGTGATGATCATGGTAGCATCGATCTTATCATATTCATCTACAGGTGAAACTATAGATGAGTCTTCCCAGTCACCATTATCTTGACTAGATATATTGAGTAGTTTGATACCACCAGATATACCTTGGAAGTGATTAGGTTGTAAGAACTTGATACGATCTTGTCTATCGAGACCTTCATATGGGATATCGAATAACCTAGTGAGATTATCCAGTATCTTATCGATAGTGTTATCTACTTTGAGTCTAGTAGTATCATTATCAAAGAGTACGATAGGGAGATATGCATCGTGCTTAGATACATAATTCTGTAATGTCTTCAGTGTATTGAGTGCATTGATAGTATCTACTTCACTATCGGTATCGATAATGCCGAGTACGATAGCTACTTTACCAGCACGTAATATCTCATTAGTGAGTAATGGTCCAATGACTGAACCTGATCCACCAGAGAAAGAATACACTAGTACATTGACATCTTCAAATGGATGATCATTTACATATGAGCTGATGAAGTTAGTGAGGACTTTATGATTCTCAGCTCTGAGTTTACCTGAACCATTGAGATCTTTGATACGGATCATTTCTACGATATTTGAAATATCAGTACCTAGCGAAGATGATCCTGACGTATCAATCGATACCATCTGGGTGGATGTATCTTTATTACCTTCAGCGTATCTGATGATAGATTTCTTACCAGCACCACCAGCACCAGTGAGTGTCCATTTGAGTACTCCATCATCAGCGATGTCGTTAGCGTTAGATGATGGGATTGGGGTAGTATCTTTCTTATCTGACATAGATGCCTCTTGTATTTTAGTTGTTGTGTCGACTGGGATAGTGCGACTCTTCGGTTGGATAGTGCGACTCTTCGATTTACTGATGAGAGAAAGATCTGGTGCTTTAACTGCGTTACTCATATCATGCTCCTATGGTTAATGATTAAATAATCAACTACCAATAGATATCGGTAGTTGATATATGGATGATGAAGATGCATTTACAATCTATACATACTACTAGATCAGTAGAGGTACATCTGGTTGTATCTGATGTGCTATCTACTAATCAAAGATCAGTAGAGATACATCTGGTTGTATCTGATGTACTTCTACTATAGTAATATATACTTGAGATCTTATGTGATCTGACATATGATAAATACACTTCACGTAGTATACCTAATATCATTAGGTATACTACGGAGTTGATGTGATATAATTGTGATACTACTAGGTTCAAAGTAGTACTCTCATCATATATGTATATTAGATTAGTATTTGAGTAGTAATCTTACAGTAGGATATTATCAGATTCTTGAGTCAGGTTACTATCAGCGAATGTAAGATTACTATCAGCTAAGGTTAAGTTACTATCAGTGAATGTAAGATTACTATCAGCTAAGGTTAAGTTACTATCAGCTAATGTTAAGTTACTATCACCTAGGGTAAGATTAGTGAGTACTGTACCTACAAATGTACCAGTAGGTATATCAGATGATAACTTCACTACTAATGCATCATAATTACCAGCTCCTTCTGAACTAGTCCATCCAACACATGTGATATTATTATTGGAATCCGTAGTTACTCCACGAAACTCATCAGTACCAGTCCCACCATATATCTTCTTAGCTAGTATATTAAGGTTAGGATCAAACT